AGAACGAACTGAATACAATGGTTATGGTGCAGAAGTACAACTCCATACTGAAGAGAATGGAAGGCTCGAGTTTCTCTTGGACTATGGCAAAGAAGATTGTCGGTGGCGAGAAACGACTGATGCGACTAATGGAGGAAGAAAAGGTGCACGGCTTTAAGCCAGACGGAGCGCCAAACTCTCAATGGAAGATAAATGCAGTGGAAGTCCTTGCCAATGTCAAGCCTATGGCTGGATTTGTTAATCTTGCTTAAAAGCAGGAAACAAGGCAGGTCTTTGGCCGAAAAACGGCTGCTGTCGCGCCCAAAATCAGCGTACAAACACATATTATCAATTTTACCGAAAACTTATCATTTTAACGATTTATAAACATAAATGTAATTATTCAAATTATGGGACTCATTAAGAAACCAAACGAATTGGACGTAAACGTCCGTATCAAGATGTTAGTTTATGGTCAGCCTGGCTCGGGCAAGACCACAATGGCACTCAGTGCTCCAAAGCCGCTGCTTATCGACTTTGATGGAGGTATCAACCGTGTTGATTACGAGTTCATCAAGGACACCGTGCAGGTTCAGAACTACGCAGACATTCTCAACCTCCTCAACAACGAGGATTTGTCTGACTACGAGACACTGGTCATTGACACTGGTGGCAAGCTGCTCGACTCGATGGCAGAGTATCTTATCGCAAGCAACCCACGACTTGGAAAGCGCAACGGTTCTTTGACGCTTGAGGGTTATGGTGTGCGCAAGGTGGAGTTCACTCAGTTGCTCAAGCTCATCAACTCAAAGAAAAAGCACGTTGTCTTTGTCGCTCACCGTACAACTGAGAAGAATGGCGAGGATGTTCGTTATGTTCCTCTCTTCGGTGGCTCCAACTACGACTCGTTGGCTACAGAGCTTGACCTCGTTGGTTATCTCGTTGCTGAAGGTAACCGTCGTATCATCACCTTTGACCCTTGTCAGCAGTCTGAGGGTAAGAACACCTGCAACTTGCCGGCGCAGATGGACGTTCCTTACTTGAAGAACGACAAGCGTGAGATTGTTGGCTGCAACGATTTTCTTGAGAAGCAGGTATTCAAGCGCTATATCGACCGCCTGAAGGAACGCTCTGTTGAGGGCGAGACATACAAGCATCTTATCGTAGAGATTGAGAAGGACATCGCAGCCATCAAGACTGCAGAAGATGCGACCGCCTATATTAAAAAGGTGGAGGAGTACAAGCATGTCGGCAACTCTAAGGCGATAGCCCGAAATAAGTTTGTGACACGCACAAAGGAACTCGGTCTAACATTTGACACCAAGACGAAGACATACTCTGCTCCTGTCGAGGATACCAAGGAAGAGTCTGCACCTACAGCAGAACCAACTAACGAGGAGGGCAAGAACAATGAACAATCAGCAAGCGACAACGCATAAGCACTATTCCGCTTATGCAACGCTTCTTGACAGCTTCCAGTCCTATCTCGATGCGGAGAAGACCTACTATAAATACTTCACTTCCGAAAATCCGAGCGTGACGGTTGATGAATGGTGCGATAAAATGTATATTGACCTCATCAACAAAATCAATCGAGTTCCGTTTACGAGTGAAGCAGCAGATAGAGGTACTGCCTTCAACGAGCTTGTGGATGCGCTGCTCAAGAAGCCGCTTGCCGAACGAGTTAAGGAAGACGACATGGAGAGTGAGAACATCACATTCCGTGTTGTCCTCCTCCAAATCAAAGGCAGGCGAAAGACCGACCCGATAACCGAGCGATACGCTTATGAGGTTGTCTTTGACCCCGACAAGGTTCAGAGAGAGCGATGTGCAGGCTTAAAAGACGAGGAGAAGCCTCAACTACGAGAGCCACAGACTTTCAATTTCTTCAAAGATGTAACCGACGAGTTCGTGACATACTACGAGGGTGCTCTACCACAAGTGTTTGTCAAAGGTACGCTTGAGACACATTTCGGAACGATAGACCTTTACGGCTACGTAGACGAACTGCTTCCGTTCTCTTGTCACGACATCAAGACTACCAAGAACTACCATAGCGGTAACTTCAAGGAACATTGGCAGCACATCGTTTATCCGTTCTGTTTGAAACAAATGGGAATGGATATTAGCCACTTTGAGTACAATGTGACTAATTTCAAGGAGACATTCTCCGAGGTATATGTGTTTGAGGAAAAACGTGATATTCCAAAATTGCGTGACATCTGCGAGCGATTTATCCAATTTGTGGAGACAAACCGTGATGTTATCACTGATACCAAGGTTTTTAAATCATTAAACGACAGATAAAAATGGCAGATAATGTAAATGTAAAATTGGTTGGAAGCATGAACCTCGCCAAGTTGTTGGAGGCAGGTATAATGACCATCCAAGGTGCCACTTGCGCCAAACGGTGCTTTGTAAGCCCTCTCGAAGAGAATGACTTCTATGTCAAGGTTGAGGAAAAGACAGCGAGGGACGGAACAAAGTATGTGGATAGAAAGTATTGCATCGGTGTGGAGATTTACGAGCTCCGTGAGCCAGACCAGTATGGCAATACCCATTACATGAAGCTATCCACGAGTAAGCAGTTCATCAACTCTCATACACAAGAGGAAGTTGATGCCAGAAACCATATATACCTCGGCAACCTCAAGCCGGTAGTAATTCCAAGTGGTAACCAAGCCTCTACGGTAGACGCTCCAGTTGCGCAAGCCGTGACACGAGAGGATGACGATCTTCCCTTCTAATGGAGAAATTGTCGCTTGTAAAGAATGGCTACGAGGGGACGCAATTAAGCCGCTCCCTCGTAGATACCATCGAGAAGCTGCCCGATGGCAAGTATAACATATACATCGTGAAGAAAGAATACGTTGCCTCTGTTCCGCAGACACGCCTCTTTTGGATGTGGATGACGTATCTTGAACATTGGAGCGGAGAGTCAAGGGTGAAATGGCACGACCATTACTGTCGTCTTTTCCTTGCTCCAGGACAACGGAGTACGAGAAGCATCAGCTCTGCTGCAATGACTCATTTCCTCAATCAGATACAAGCGGACGCTCTGACGGAATGGAATGTGATGCTTCCGGCTCCTGAAGACCAAGAGATTTATAACGATTTCGTATTAGAATACCAAAACAAGTAAAATTATGGATTTACAGTTATTTCAAGACCTCGCCCCTGCTGAAAGAGAAGAAATGCTTGACGCACAGGCTGATGACGTGACAGAAGAGAACTACTTGCAGCCGTACACCAACGCTGAGAAAGCCCAGCGTCGCGAAGAGTACGTTGCTCTCTCACTCGAAATGAAACAGATTACCGAGGAAGAGGACGAAATGAAGTCACAGTTTAAGGAGCGTAAGGCTCCAGTCAAGAAGTGTATGGACACCGTTCTTGCCAACCTCAAGCAAGGCGGAGAGTATGTGAAGGGTAAGCTCTACCGAATTATAGACCAAGAAGAAAGAGTTGTTGGCTTCTATAACTCTAAAGGCGAGCTTGTAAGCCAGCGCAAGGCGTTACCAAGCGAGTTAAACTCTCCAACACTCTTCGGTCAGGCACGCACTGTGTCGCTCAAAACAGGAACCCACGACAACTAACAAATATTATTCACTCACAAAAATCTTAAAAAATGGAAGAGACAAAAGAAAAAGTAGTTTCAGTAAACATCGAGAACTACACAGGTGAAAAACCAATCGAAGTAATTGTTCGCAAGGGTGAGGCAGCTAAGGCTGTTGACCCGCTACCAGAGCTTGAACCTTTGAAGTGCAATCTTGCAGGCACAATCGAAGCACCTGCCAACTGGTTGGAGAAGCGTGCCGACACCCTTGACGGAAAGAGTATGTATGCTGTCATTGACCGTGAGGCGATGTCAATCGGCCTTGTTGTGAACGAAGCAGATGCTCGTACAAGGCGCACCATTGTCGGCAAGGCAGAGTACTCCGAGGTGTACGAGTCGTTCCGCATCAACGTCGCAGATGGTTGGGAACCTGCAAAGCTGGGTCAGTTTATTCGTCTGCACCGTGCCTTCTTCGACGACAAGAGCAAAGCTACGGAGTTGGTGGCAAAGCTGAAGAAGTTCACCGCCAAGGTAAAATCAACACTGGAAAAGGCGGAAGATCGTGACGGAAGTCGTGCCATAGCCTATCAGCAGGAGGTAGAAAGTAATCTGCCTAAAGACTTCAAGGTGTGCATCCCTATTTTCAAGGGCAAGGAGAAGCAGCTTGTTGAGGTGGAGATTGACCACTACATACAGGGTGCAGTCTGCTATCTGCAGTTATTCTCACCTGAAGCCCTTGATGTCATAGAGGACAGCACCGACCGCTTGCTCAACGCTGAGATTGAGCGCATGAAGAAAGCTGTCCCCGACATCGTGGTGATTGAGGGTTCCCTCAAAGACAACGGAGTGAAAGTGAAGAGTGACGATTAAGCAATGCCGTATATCCTAAGAGATTACCAAAAACAGGCGAGTGATGCCGCTGTGAAGTTCTTCAATGACAAGAAGAACGAGCGCAACGGCATCCTCGTGCTGCCTACTGGTGCCGGCAAGAGTTTGATTGTTGCGGATATTGCGAGCCGACTACGCCAAAATGTCCTCGTGCTCCAGCCAAGTAAGGAAATATTGAAGCAAAACTATGCCAAATACAGAAGTTACGGCTTGGATAACTGCTCGATATACTCTGCCAGCTTTAACAGCAAGGAGATTAGCGAGGTGACATTTGCGACAATCGGCTCAATCATGGCGCACATTGATGACTTTGACCATTTCAAGGCTATCATCATTGACGAGTGCCATGGTGTTAATCCAGTAGAAGGACAGTATGCGACCTTCATCAGAAAGGTTAAGCGTAAAGTTCTTGGCTTGACAGCCACTCCTTACAGACTTGCAACAGCACAAGGCATAGAGACCAAAGAAAAGGGCTTTTTGCCCAATGGGTCGTATAAGACATCAGACTATTTCATTGATGATTTTCATCCAATGCCTGGCGTTACTCTTAAAAACGCTTGTATCTTGAAGTTCATCACGCGAACCCGACCAAGAATATTCCATGATGTGCTTTATGAGGTAAGCATACAAACTTTGCTTCAAAGAGGCTATCTCGCCAATCTGCGCTATTTCGATATGACAACAATCGACACGAGCAGGGTGAAGCGCAACTCCACTGGTCGTGACTACGACGAGCAGTCGCTTTTTGAGGAGTTTTCTCGATGCGGACTTGGTAATCAGCTGTCCGACATAGTCAAGAGGCTCCTACACCCAAAGAATGGCGTTCCTCGCAAAGGAATACTTGTGTTCACCCAATTCATCACAGAGAGCGAACAGCTTGCAAGAGAAGTAGAGGGTGTGGCAGTGGTTACTGGAGCGACAAAGAGTAAAGAGCGAGACCGCATACTGGAAGATTTCAAGAGTGGCAAGATTAAAGTGCTGGCCAACGTAGGTGTTCTGACTACTGGCTTTGATTATCCAGAGCTTGACACTGTTGTAATGGCTCGACCAACTATGTCGCTTGCTATGTGGTATCAGATTGTTGGAAGAGCGATCCGTCCTTTTGAGGGCAAAGACGGTTGGATTGTTGACCTTGGCGAGAATATCAAACGCTTTGGCAAGGTTGGCGATTTGACCTTGAGAGAAGATAAGCCCGGACAATACTACATCAGTGGTGTTGTGAACGGTCAGTATAAACCTTTAACCAACGTATATTTTTATTAATGGCAAATAAGAGAGATACATTCAACAAGCGACTACTCGATGCTATCCGTAAGGGTGGTAACGTTAAGAGTATTCCTGCAAAGACGGTACGCAAGGCTGCTGAAGCCGCTCCATACGAAAGCGACATACAGCAGGCTTGCATTAGGTGGTTTCAGCGCAACTATCCTCAACTGGCGCAAGAGGGAATGTTGTTTCATATCGCCAATGAGGGCATACGCTTGGGCGGCATGGGTGCGAGAGTAAAGCGTGAAGGTGTTGTGAAGGGGGTGGCAGACTTGTGTCTGTCAATACCGATGCACGGCTACGGAGCGTTGTACATTGAAATGAAGCGCCCCCACTGCTATCAGCGTCCAGAGCAAAAGGCATGGCAAGCTAATGTCGAAAAATACGGCAGCAAGTATGTCGTATGCAAGTCTGTGGATGAATTCAGTGTAGAGATTAACCGGTATTTATCAAGATAACATGAGGGATTACGGACCTTTATACGGGGTCATAACTGACCAATGGTTTGAAGACGAGCCGACACGCATTGTGTGGTTCGTAAAGCTGCTCAATGCCGTTGATGACGGAGGGGTGGCAACAATGAGTCGTGCCAAGTTTGGTCGGTTGTTCAATTCCACACCAGATGCAGCCTATTACTTCCTTAAACAGCTTGAAAAGCGAAATCTCCTTACACTTGAAATGCACGCAAAATGCACGCAAGTAACCATCTGTAATATAGAGAGTTACGATTATGGCGCACGCAAATAGCACGCAAGAGGACGAGGTTACACGCAATCTACACGCAAATTACACGCAAACAAATGACTGTAAATCAGAGTGTTACGATAGCTTTACACGCAATCTACACGCAAACAGCACGCAATATGACGAAAATCTAAGAAAAGAAAACAGAAAAGAAACCTCTCTTTCCCCCACACCCCCTATTACTAAAGAAAAGAATAAAGAAAAGAAAGCGCTAACGCTAAGTTCCGCCCCCGACTTTGTCGGAGACGGTTCCACCGAAAATACCAAGGAATTGGAGAAGCAAAAAAGAGCGGAGCAGCGCAAAGCCAAGTCGAATGAAAGGAAGCAGAAAGAACAGACCCTGGTCCACAAGGCAAGAGGCATCTTTGAAGCCTATTACAGCGAGCTTTATGATGACAGCTACTATTGGACAGCGAAGGACGCAGTTGCGATGAAGCGCCTCATCAAGAAGATAACCTTTGGCCGCACTAACAGAACGAGACCGCTGCCTTGCGACGACGACAGTCTGTTGGAGGCATTGAAGGTCTTTCTCAAGATGATTAACAAGTCATGGATTATGAACAATTTCTCAGTGACCAAGATAGACAGTCAGTACAACGACATCGTGTCTGAAATCAAGAACAAAAACAATTCAGCATATGGGAACAGAAATCAAGCGAGTCAGACAGCCTCAACAACTATCCTCGCTAATCAAGCAGAAAATCTCCTCAATGACATCGCAAAGGCGGATGCTTTGTATTACCGAGGTGAGCAAGGAGGCGATGGCACTCCGTAAAGCCATGAAGCCGTCAGAGATTATATCCGCTTATAGTATCGACCTTCAGACGAGTGCGACCGCAGCCTTTCCTACCATTGACAAGGCAAGAGAAATGCAGAGCCCGATGCTCGGTGTGATGTCCGAGGCTTTCCCCGAAACGATAGATCCGAGGAGTGGTGAGACAGTGAAGGATTCGGCAGTTATGTGGATGGAAAGCCAACTGCTTGCCGTGAGCATGTTTTGCGGAGCGAGGGAAAAGATGAATGAATGGCAGTCCAAATCGCTCTGTACACAAATTATCAATGAGCACCCGCAGCTTACGCTTATGGAGTTCATTCTTTTCTGCTCTCGATTACGTTCTGCGAGGTATGGTAAATTCTACGGCTCCATTGACCCTGCTGCAATACTTGGTTCACTGGATATGTTCCTTAAAGACCGAAGGGAAGATATGTGGAGACGCCAAGACGAAGAAAAGAAGTTGCGGAAAGAGCGTGAATATGAGAAGCAGCGCAAAGAAGCTATATCATACGAAGAGCACTTAAGACGCAAGGAGGCGCACTCTAAGTCATTGAAAGCCAACGAAAAATAATTGCAAATAAGATAAACTTTTCTTGCTAAATACTTGCATATATGATAACTTTTGATTATCTTTGCATTAGCAAATAAGATAAAAAAGCAATCACTTAAAGTTCTAAACATTATGGCAAAACTTACATTTAACGAGTTAAGAAAGAAGTTCGGCTTTACAGCCAAAAGAACCAAGGCATACCGAGTTCTTGACGAGTTCGGAGCAAATATCACAAGCCGTGTCAAGGTTATGACAATGGCAGGCGGTTTATTCGCCATTGATGAATTTGGCATCGACATTACTAACCAAGTTAAATTCGAGCGTATATAATGGCAAAGAAACCGCAGCTTAAACCCAAGGACACGACATCTGTATCTTGTACAGAATGTGATAACGCTACTCTGATGCAGTGGGGCGATGACCCGATAATAGCAGACTGCAGCGCTCATCATTGTCGTGAGGTGGCAAGCCATAGACGCTCTTGTCCCCAATACGAGCCGGCAAGGCATTTGCCGAAACCGATAAAGCACCTGCAGAAATTTGCAGGTCTGCAAAACAAGAAGAATAAAGGTTAAACCAATAAACAATATAGCAATGGAATTATTCACAAAGTTATCAGAAATTATGGGCGAGGGTTGCACATTGGCAATCACTATCGCCAAGACAAAGAACGGCATGACCGTTAGTGTTCTCCCCGGAAACTCTCTTGTGAAGGATGCAGCGAAAAACAAAATCGCTCCTCTGAATATAAGTGGTTCTGCAAGTGAGCTTGATGAGGGTTTTGTAAACGCCATCATTCAGCCAGTAGCCACAACAAGCAAGATGTTCGTTGACATGAAGTCGTTTGAGGACTCACAGGCTGCTGCAAAGGAGGCTTCTGAAATGGAAAAGAAAACTAAAGAGAAAGCAGCAGTTAGCAAGGTTCAGTATGACAAGTGGATGGAGCTTGCTGAACAGAACCGCAAGGAAAGCAAGTACAAAGACGCTCTCACTTGTGCCAAGAAGGCACTCGAAGTAGCAGGAGACGTCGCTGGAGGTCAAGTCAAGACAGACGCTTTTATCAAGAAGGTCAACGACGAGTCGGCTGCAAATCTCTTTGGCGCAGAAGACAAGTCTGATGGCAAGAACATCAAGATTGACATCAAGAAGACACCCAAAGCCTCTGCTGAGGAAGACGCAGACGAGGAGAACGAATAATAAATAAAAGGAGGATATAATCATGGCATTACAAATCAACAACTACAAGAGAGTATTCAAGCATGGTTCAGCAACACTCGCAGATCCAAATCCGGAGATGTCACCTGAAGAGGTAATGAACTTCTATTCTAACCAATATCCGGAGCTTACAACGAGCAACGTGCATGGTCCGAAAATCGATGGTGACAATGCCGTCTATACTTTCAAGACAACGGTTGGAACAAAGGGATAACCAATGGACAAACCTAAAATAAGCAAAGAACAATGGCAGCTTTATCAAAACATAGGACGAGTTCTATCACGGGAAGCAGAACAGCTTCACGCCGAAGGAAAGCGTATCACACCAGACGCAATGGGTGCAATCATTTTCTGAATGCCTCATTTGCAAATATTCCTGGCTGTGATATATGTAATGATGAAGCTGTCTTTGTTGTAAAAGATATTAAGCAGAATATCTTTGACCTTCAAGCAGATGTAACAAAGTTCTTCTCTAAATATGGCATTTCATGCAAGTTACCGACTGTCGTCGGGAACTTCAAAAAAGATGTTCATGCACTTTACAACCTACTCAAGTCAAATCTCCCCGATGAAAAATGGAAGGTGGAAGCAGTGCAGCAACATGGCGAGGATGGTCCTATCAAGTTCATGGTTTACGATTACGCTGAATTTCCCGAATATACAGTATGGGCAGTGCCTGTCAAAAAAATGGGCGAGGTTGATGACAAGACTCGCAAGTTGCTTGCTCTCACCTTTGCTGTTATGTACAGGAACGATATGTATGAGCTTCCCGAGGATAATTATGACTTCCAGTACAACCTCGCTCAAAGCGACAACTGTTATCAGCGTGACGAAGACGGAAAGATGAAGTACGATGAGGACTTGACTGATTTTTGGGGTGAGGATTATAGGGAAATGGCGGTAAGGTACGTCGAGGGTGACATATCTGAACTCTTCAATGAAATAAAGCAAACAGCAGATTTGCAATATAAGTCAGGCAAGCCACTTTGTGATATGCTTGAAGATATGATTTCACAGTATCGTGTCGAGAATTACCACAACCCACATCTGTTGGACCTCATAGAGAATGAACTTGAAATTTGTCGCGAAGATTGGCTATCTGAATACCATATCAGTATGCTGAAGAATGAATTTGGCTACGATTTTGATAATGATGATAGCGAAGAGGATTTTATGGACTTGGCGAGACTATTTTTCTTTTGCTACGATGATGACGATTGCATAACACAAGGAGCAATCGAAATGATAAATGCAGAAGCGTATAATCTTAGCGTCGGGAATATGTATCGCTACTCCTTTATTGACGATGACGATATTGAGGAGAGAATGGAAAGCTCTTTCCCTCAAAGATGGGCAGATGTTAATGACCAACTAATAGCAGAATTAAGAAAATGAGCAAGATAACTAATTTGCTTAACCAAGTATATGAGCCGTTCATGGCAATCATTGCTTATAGAACTACCGACAGTAGAGAGCAGTCGTTTTACTTGGAGCAGCACAAAATATCCAAAAAAGACGGTAGCCTTGGTGTTGGCTTTCCTTTACGCCAAAAGACCATAACGAACTTGTTTGATGCGCTGTCACGCACTAACAAGCAACTTGACAGCAGTCTTTATGGCGTTGTACCCGAGAATGTGTTGTATTGTGATACAAGAGTTGGAAACGAAAAACTTGTTTGGTATCGGAAGCCTGAGGTTCGTAAGCTATTCTTTACAAAGAGTCTTGAAATACCAGATGGAGAAATGAAAGTCCCTGGTCTTGTGTATGTCGCAAGTGGCAAGCAGCTTCGAGTCTTGGCGTTCAAAGGTAACAAACCTAAGAGCGTTTTGTATCTCGCTCCATTCATGAATACAGATGTTAGCCATGTCTGCCTCGGCAACTCAAAAGTCAAGACTCCCGATGAAAGGACATTTACCAATGTTATCAATTATTGGGAAACAATGTTTTGGCAGTCAGAGTTTTCTCACATTCTTGGCGAGAACCCTTGCCTTGGCAACCTTGCTACGATAACAAAAGATTGCATTCTTAACGGAAAGCCCTTCCCCGACAATATGCTCAAACAAGCTAAATGCAAATTACAAGATTTACTACGATGAAGAAGATACACTATACGGAAAATTATCTACTTGCTCCAGTTCATCCTATCGAGGTGAATTTGATAGGAGCAGGCGGAACCGGAAGCCAAGTTTTGACTTCGCTCGCGAGGATAAACTGCGCTCTAATACAGCTGGGGCATCCTGGCCTTCATGTAACCGTCATTGACGATGATATTGTGACGCCGTCAAACCTTGGCCGTCAGTTATTCGCACCAACGGAAATTGGCTTGAATAAAGCATTTGTGCTTACGACACGAATCAACCGCTTCTTTGGTCTTGATTGGGATGCTGTTCGCGAGCAATATCCATACGAGAGTTGTGCTACTGCCAACATAACCATAACGTGTGTTGACAATGTGAAGGCTCGCATAGAGATTGGCAAATATCTCCGCAAGAACAAGAATGGTAGCGCAGGCGATAAAGACTATACTATGCCATACTACTGGCTCGATTTTGGTAACACAACAGATACCGGCCAGGTCGTTCTCGGTACAATAAACTCTGTCAAGCAGCCAAAGAAATGCAAAATAGAGTCTTCGGGTACACTTAAATGTGTTGATGAGCTTTTCGACCTCAGTGAAGTCAAGGACGAGGATAGTGGTCCGTCTTGCTCGCTTGCAGAAGCCTTGCGCAAGCAGGATTTGTTCATCAACTCAACCATTGCGCAGCTTGGCTGCAATATCTTGTGGAAGCTCTTCTGTGGCTCCATCGAGAACCATGGAGCGTTCCTTAACCTCAAAACATTACGAACTAACCCCATTAACATTCAGTAGTTATGAATACGAATAAATCTTGCTTTGACTCCGACAAGGAATTGATGATTTGGCAAGACACAAACTGCTTGCAGTGCAAGAAAGCAGTTTGGTATAATCAACGCTTGAAGAAAATGCCGCAATATCGTTGTGCAATACAGAAGCAGATAGAGGCACAGGCTGCTGGCGAAACTGAGATAAACGAACGGACATACGAAGCGACAAGGTGCAAGAAATGTACATTCTTCAAGTCAAAAGGAGAAACTTCCGATGCGCCAGTGGAGGTTCTTGATTTCTCCAAGGGTGAGTCGCTGATGAAGTCCGACATTCTTATGGTTACAGAGGGTGCCAATGGAAAACAAGTTCTGCAGCCTGCATATTACGACCAAGACGCTCCAACACCTCTCTCAGTCGTACCCGAAGATGACTCATTGCTTGGTCAGAAGTCGCTTTATCCTCAAAATTCAGGCGAAGAGGTACGAGAAATGCAGAAGAGACATAAGTTTACGACAGACTTTATGGCTGCTGTTGACCAATACCCCAAGGATATTTCTACCCATCCCGACCCTATACTATTCAAACTCGCCATGGAAACTGGAGTTGATTACGATGCTCTCAAGGATGCGGAGCGCAGAATGTTTGACAATATCTGCGAAAAAGGACAGCTACCTCCGGTGTTCACCGAAACAAACTTCAAAAAGCAAGTGAAGAGTGATGTGCATACCATGTTGGAAACGTTCACATGGGAGGAGAATATGATGATAGCGTTCGTGCCGTTGGTCATTTCTCACATTGCCTGGTTGTATGCCGAGAAGGTGATGAAATACTGCGCTGACCACCGCATTCCCGAAACGGTAAAGCTGTCAAGAGCCGTAAAACACGTTCGACAAGAATACGTAGACTCGCTGAAGAAAGACCTCGACGCGAAGCATATCGGTCGTATCGAAGAGCAGACAGAGCAGTTCTGCAAGCTGTACGCCAACGATTTCACCATTATGTGGTACGTTGTGAACTCCGAATTTTGTAAGTGTTATCCCAATGACGAATTGTTACCAATGCGGACAGACGCATACGTTTCAATCCTCTTGTGTCGCTTCCTTGTCGCCCACAACAAGCGCATGGATAAGATTATAGAGGCAAAGATTGGGTTTGCGCAGAGCATCAAGAATCCATATATGGATAAACTCGAAACTTGCATGGACGCTTATTGCGGAGAGCACACGATACAGAACACGGACAACATCAACGCTTGTCTGCGAATACTTGAGAAGAATATTAAGAACATCAACTTTGAAATAGACGACAGCGAGCCGAAATAATATGGAAACTAACAATACAAAAAAAAATGAGGGAAGTTGGAAATTTGATGAGAGCGTAGCCGAGGTGTTCACGGATATGCTCTCACGTTCTATTCCTGGATATGACAACATGCGTGAGCTGATGTTTAGAATGGCAAGAAACTTCTTGCGTCCGCACTCAAATGTTCTTGATATAGGCTGCTCGACGGGATTGTCAAGCAAAGAGCTTGTCGAATGTGAGGAAGCAGAAATGTGCGATTTTACCCTCATTGATGTCAGCGAGCCGATGCTTCAGCGTTGCCAAAAGCTCTATCAAAAAGACAGAAGGGTTGATGTTCGCAAATGGGACATTAGAGAGGGTTGTCCAGTGCAGCGTTGCTCTGTTGTCTTGTCATGTCTGACGCTGCAATTTGTGCCGATGGAGTATCGACAGAATGTCATCAGCAGTATCTATAACTCGTTACAGCGTGAAGGAGCTTTGTTTCTTGTGGAAAAGGTTATTGGCAATTCAAGCGTAATCGATGATGTAATGGTGAAAGAGTACTACAACATCAAAAAGGATAACGCCTATACCGAGGAGCAGATAAGCGACAAGCGAAAAGCCCTTGCCGGCACGCTCGTACCGCTCACTTCTGATTGGAATAAATCCATGCTTCGCACAGCAGGCTTCACAAAGGTTGATACGTTTTGGCGATACCTCAATTTCTGTGGTTTAATAGCAGTGAAAAATTAATTGCAAATAAGATAAACTTTTCTTGTTAAATACTTGCATATATGATAATAAATCACTATCTTTGTAATGCAAATAAGATAAATAAGTAATCACTTAAAATTCTAAACATTATGAAGATTATAGAAGTAGTAATTGGTAACGACCTTAACGAAGAGAACGAGGCCATCTTCAATGAATTTATGGATGAATTCGCAGAGTATATCGTTATGCAGTCAGGTCCACAGACCGTATTGCTCGGTGAAAACTTTTTCGCTAACGAAGAGGAAATCACAGAAAAAATGAGAGTATGGCTCGGTTCTAAAGGTATCGACGAAAACTCTTGGGGACTACAGTAAATTATTCATTTGGTTGCTCAGTATTTACTGGGCAACCTCTAAAAATACAATCAAGATGAAAGAGCTTATTAACAAAATGAATGACGAAGCAAGGCAAACTTGGAACAAGATACGCGAATCATTGTTCATCGATGATAATGATGAAACTTACCTTCAGTGGAAAGAAGAAATAATGGAGGTTCGTTCTGAAGGTGGTGATGATGCTCTTTGCACCATCTGTGATATGCATGGTATTGAAGTTTCTGCCTTGGAAACGCTTTTGTGGCACGCATTTGAATAAAAAGTAATGGGAATAAATTTCAAGAAACTCAAATCGCAAATAAAGCCGTTGAAACCGGAGTCCAGCAAGTACGGTTTCATTTTCATCGCAACTGATGAACAGAAGAGGAATTTTATTGATACTGTTGTCACCATTGGTAGCAAACGCAGACTTGTTTCATTCCTTGTAAGCCTTATCAAAAAAGATGAGGATTGGTACAACGAATTCAAATTATAAATATATGACGATAGGAATAATAGTAGCAATGGATAAGGAGTATGAGGCAATCGTAACAGCATGGTTGCCTAATGCTCCTTTATCTCGCAATGAGAGAGTTATTAAGGGGTGTCGTATGATACGACTTTACCCAAGTGAAGAAAATGAAGTTGTGTTAGTTAGGGGCGGTATTGGCAAGGTAAACGCTGCTATGGCAACTTTAGAACTTGTTTCCGAAAAGGTAGACTGTATTATCAGTAGCGGAGTTGCAGGAGGTATTTGTGCTTCCTTACAGCCGGGACAAACTGTCATTGGACTGCAGTACTGCTATCATGATGTGTATTGTGGAAAAGAGGTAGAGAAGGGGCAAGTGCAAGGAGAACCGAAATTCTTTCGTGCCGATGATGAGCTTGTTAAAATTGCGAGTTCGTTTAATGTCACCAACATTATTGCAGGAACAGTTGTAAGCGGTGACCAGTTTATTGACTCCAAGCAGGCTATGGGTAAAATCGTTGATGAACATCCTTACGCTATTGCTGTTGATATGGAGTCTTGTGCTATTGCACAAGTTTGTTTCACTCTTGGTATGCCGTTCATTTCTTTCCGTATGCTCAGCGATGTTGTTCTTAATCCTGCAGCTAAGTGTTACGAAGATTTTTGGGACAAAGCACCGTTGCAGATGGCATCCAACACCATGCGGTTTGTGATGAAAGTGATTAACGAATACAAACCCTTTTAATCATGAACAAAATACTGTTTAATTACAACTATGGCATGGAGGCTGCTGCAATAGCCGGCACAAAGACACAGCTTCGGCGTGTAATCAAGTTTAAGGACTTCGGCAGCAGAGTAGTACGATACACTCCTCTTCCTGGCACAAAGGGTTCTGCACGCTACCATTTGGAAGACGGAAGGAAAGTAGTGGATTATGAGACTCTATCCACCTACCGCTTAGGAGAAATTGTAGCCATTGGTCAATCGTATGCTGATGTAAAAGCATATTACGAAGGAAAAGGTTTACTTGACGGTGAGGAGTATAAGGCGTTCATCAAGGAAGTCGAAGGCGTAAACAAAGAGTATTTCAATGCTGGACGCAAAGATAAATTTCTCGTCAAGCCGCACCTCATGCCACATCATATCCGAATTCTGTCTGTACGAACCCAACGCTTGCAGGATATAACGGAAGAAGAATGTCTTGCAGAGGGTATTCTAAAAGAAGAACTGCAAGGAGAAACAAAATATTACATCGAGGATAGTAATACTGGCGGACGCTGTTATTTCAAAACGGCTCGGGATGCTTTCGCTTTCTTCATGTCACAGACGGAAAAGAATATGCGGAACGTATGGGTAAAGAATCCTCCTGTCTATGTTTACACTTTTGAGACCATTGATTGAGCGTATGGCAAAAAAGTTTCTAATAATTCAACTGACGGAGAGCGACAAAGCTGACATTGTTCGCATGAGAAAAGAAGGCTCTACGCTTAGAGAGATTGCAGAGTATATCGGATGCGCAATTAATACTGTCGTTTACCATTTGCGCAAAACTGGGATTTTCAAACAGCAAATATGGACTGATGACGAGACCATTATTATGATAACGATGTATAACGATGGCGTGACCTGCGCCGAAATTGGCAAACGCCTTAATCGAACAAAGGATAATGTTGCCCATCGTATCTCTTATCTTAGAAAATTAGGAAACAAGAACATTAAATACAGAAAGTAATATGGCAATATTAATGGAAGAAAGCTACTGGCGTAATTCCCATTTGTCCGTAGCAAAGTATTACGGTGGTGTCAACATCAACGTGGCTGGCAAAATGAGGGAGTATCTTGTCGTAAACAAAGAAGGTATAACCTTGCAAGAGCTGTCGGACCCAAACAGTAAACATTATGTCGGAGACGAAAATATGGCAATTCCTCCTGGAGAACCCGTAGATTTGATAGATAAAGAATTTATCAAATACTACAAGATGTTGGGAAGAGACAAGTTTATCTCGATTTTGAAGGAGCATAACCTATCATCAATTCCCGAGTTGAAGAAAATTTTTGCTTCTGCCCAATAAAATTAAAAAGGCTACTGTCCTCACGGATGGTAGCCTTAAATGCAAATAAGATAAATACATCACTAAAAGCAACTAAACATTGATGCCCGATAGGTATAAACCTAAAAACATAAATGTTAATTACCCAAGTTTAGTAATTATCATACCGCAAAGATAGGCAAAAGAAACTGCATAGTCTGCGAAATTACAAAGAAGTTATCAAAATACTAAGCAAAACTAATCAAAAGTAGTAGAAATCATTATATTATACTTATCTTTGCAGTTGGTTCCATAATACATTAATAGCAATAAACAATGAGTGAAAAGTTTGATATTCGGAAACTGTCAGTGAACCCTGAAAATCCAAGAACTGCAAGTGAGTTTATGGAGGGTAAATTGATAGAAAGCATTTTGGTCTTTCCAAAGATGCTTGAGGTGCGCCCAATAGTGGTCAATAAAGAAAACACAGTTCTTGGTGGCAATATGCGATTAGCTATGCTTAAAAGAATTGTAGAAATGGACAATGACGAAATCGAGGACTACCTTTTCAATCAAAAAAAGTTTCGTCTTATGCCAAATTCGGGGAAAGAAGACCTGAAAAAGTTCTGGGCTGATTTCAAGAAAAAGCCTATTGTCCCAATAAGAAGAGCTGAGAACTTCACGGACAATGAAGAGCATGAGTTCTTAATCAAAGACAACCTTCATTATGGTGAGGATGATGTTGATATTCTGAAGCATAATTTTGACAGAGAGTCTATCAGTGATTACACAGGAAGCGTTCCTTGGAATCTGTATGACTATGACGATAAAATGAACGATAAAGAGCTCAATCTTACCAAAAAGTTCCCGGAACATTTTAAGTGTGGTTATGTAGATTGTCAAATGACAAATGCTGAGTACGAAGCATTGTGTAAGTTATTTGCTGAGTATCTCGAGCAGCACGACGGAAATGGTGACGGATTCTTATCTTTCTTACTCTCATAAAAACAAATAATATGAAAATCAAAATAGAAGAACTGGTTATTAATCCGATTAATCCACGGAAAATCAGAATAGAACAAAAGCGTCGTTTACAACAGAGTATTATGCTGTTCCCGAAGATGCTGGGAATACGCGATATAATTGTTAACAAAGAGAATGTTGTCCTTGCAGGAAATCAAAGAACTTCCGTACTTAAGGAGATTATCAACACGACTCCGCTTGACTGGATGGTGGTACTCCAAGAGAATGAGAAGTGGACCACAATGACAGAGAAGGAGCGCGAGTGCGTTTTGGACTATTGGAAAAAGTGGACTGAGAATCCTGAAGTCGAGGTGTCTGTCGCTGAATTATCTGCAGAAGAAGAAAAAGAACTCATTATCAAGGACAACCAGGAGTATGGTGAGTTTGATTTCGACTCTCTCCGTCATATTTATGATGATGTGAACCTCATTAACTTCGGAATGGACGAGGGGCTTTTCTATAATCCTGACGAGGATGACACTGTTACCACTAAAATCAAAGGCTCGACACCTAAAAAGATAGATATGTTGTCATTTGGTAAAAACGGTTGTGCGGTCACAAAGGAAGAGTATGACGTACTTGTAAAGTCATACAATGACTATATCGACATGATGGGTGTAAATTACGGGTATGTAAAGTCCTTGCTTGAGCAAAAAGGTGTTCATGTTATGAATGTAACGGCAGAGCAGGACCCAAGCGAAGAATTACCAATATAAATATAAACGATATGGAAACAGTAAAGTTTAAGGACATCAAGCCGGCGGCATACAACCCAAGGCGAATTACGGAAACAGCCTTCAAGGAATTGCAGGGCAGTCTCAAGACATTGGGGTTTATACTTCCAATCATTGTGAACAAAGACAACATGACCATTGTTGCTGGCCACCAAAGAACAAAGGCCGCCACAGCTATTGGACTCGAAGAGGCTCCATGTTATTATGTCTCCGGCATTGACATTGAGTCTGAGATTATGTTCAACCAAATTCATAATGGTGTAGAGCTGGAGCCATCAGAGCACAGTATCTGTTTAAAGCCGAGAGAGACGGGCAAATTCTATGATGATATCCCAGTAGAGGATTTTGAGATTAAGGATTGCGTTGCTTCCGTAGTAAAGGATATGTGCCAGCTTATGGTTCGCTATGGTGACGCTCTCTGCGTTATTGTAATAGGCAATGAAGTCGTTTTCGGCAACAACTATTTGCAGGCTGCAAAGGCAACAGGCTTTAAGGTACACGCATATTTCCTGGATGAAAGCTATCGCGCTATGTTTGATTATTATTTCAAACAAGATTATGGCGTTTTTAACTACGAACATATAGAGCGTGAAGACTTTGTTCAAGGTTTGGCACAGCCTCCACGTCATGGCGGCATAGACTGGTCCGTTCTATATCGTGAGATAGTTCCTTACCTCACAAGCGATGAAGTTGACCGAAAGAAAGTGCAGATTCTTGATTTTGGCTGCGGTAAAGCAATGTTTATAACGAAGCTCCGTAAGACACTCAATTTCAAAAACGCTATAGGACTGGAGTTTTTTAATCACAACACCAAAGGTATTTCGATCGAGAAAGGTAACGAAATGATTGACAACTTCATTGCTACAATAAAGGCTAACGGCAAGTTTGATGTGACTATCTGTGATGCGGTTGTTAATTCTGTAAATACACAAGAGGCAGAAGATGCTGTATTTGCTTGCCTTAATCTCTTTACGAAGATGGGAGGTCGCATTTATGCCTCAGGTCGCTCCATGGAGTTTGCGAAGAAAGAGCTGAATCTAAAGCGCAACTCATCAGACTACATCACGGTTAAATTCTTTGATGAGAACGGTCTCACGGCCATTATGCGTGAAGGTCAATGGTTCTTCCAAAAGTTCCTCACTCAAGAGAATGTAGATAAAATCCTCGAGCGATATGGTTTCAAGACCTTTATGCGCTACCACAAGAGCGGTTATTGGGGGTTCGGAGCCTTCAAAACAAAAGAGTTGACCAACGAGGAGTATGCGGCAGCAGTAGATTACGAATTCAACCTCAAGCTGCCAAATAACAAATCTTACAATCGCCACGAAGAAGTCAAGGAACTTTTCGGCTTAACAAACAAGTAATTATGGAGTATGTCAAGTTCACCGATATAAAGCCTGCCGATTACAATCCACGACGGATAAGTGATAGCGCTTTTGCAGAACTGAAGGGAAGCCTTAAAACCCTTGGGTTCATCCTTCCTATTATTGTGAATAGGGAGAATATGACCATTGTGGCAGGACATCAGCGGACAAAGGCGGCAATGGCTATTGGCTTGACAGAAGCGCCATGTTATTATGTGTCGGGGATCGACATTGAGTCAGAGGTAAGGTTTAACCAAGTACATAATGGAATAGAACTGGAGCCAGACATTCACAGCGAATGCTTAAATGTCAGGGCGCCAGGATTCTATGACGACATTGCTGCAGAAGACTTTATAATTAAGGATTCTAAAGCGACTATCGTGAAGGATATGTGTCAGCTCATGGTGAATTATGGTAATGCTTTGTGCGCTATCGTAATCGGGAGCGAATGTGTGTTTGGTAATAATTACATTAAGGCTGCAAAGATTACCGGTATGCCGATTCATTGCTGTTTCGTAGAGGAAAGCAAGAGATCGATGTTTGAGTATTATTTCAAGCAGGACTATGGAGTATTCTCATACGACCACATTGAGCGAGGAGATTTCGTTCAAGGACTTGCCCAACCGCCGAGACTAAAGGTTTTGCCTTGGTCTTGTCTTTACGAAATTGTAGTTCCCCATCTTCAAAACGAGGACAGAAAGAGCGTGAAGGTGTTCGACTTCGGTTGTGGAAAAGCTCAATACATAACCAAACTTCATAAGCAACTTGGTTATAGAAATGCCATAGGTCTTGAGTTCTTTAACCATAATACAGTTGGAATATCTGTAGAGCACGGTCAAGAAATGGTTGATGATTTCATCGCTTTTGTTAAAGCCAATGGCAAGTTTGATTATGTCATTTGTGATGCAGTAATCAATTCCGTAAATACCCAAGAGGCGGAGGACGCTGTATTAATGTGTCTTAACCTCTTCTGCAAAATGGGAGGAAAGATTTTCATAAGTGGAAGAAACCTTGAGTATATGAAACAGCAGACAGAGGCTAATCGAAACACAACACCTATGATGAGCATCAACTTCTTTGACGAGAATGGATTGACTGCCATAATGAAGCAAGGGCAATGGTTCTTTCAAAAGTTCTTGACCGATGAAGATGTGGATAAAATAATCAAACGAATGGGCTTCGATGTTTTTGTTCGCAAAAAAAGTAGTGGCTATTTCTTCATTGGGGCGTACAAGACCAAGGATTTCTCCAAGGAGGAATACGCTAAGGCTGTCGATTATGAGTTCAATCTAAAGCTACCGAACAACCGGCGATACAACCGACATGGTGACGTGAAAGAGCTGTTTGGACTTATATAGCGAAGGACTTGCAAATAAGATAAATGAAGCATTGCTAAAACTTGCATATTTGATAAGATTTTACTATCTTTGTAGTGGGCAAGATTAAAAAATCAATCCCACAAAGTAGTTTAATTAATCAAAGATAAAATGGTAGAAATTAAGTATGCCGAAATGAAGGGAGTGTATAAAATCCTTTGGCTGCGTTATATCTACGGAGTCGATTTGACCAATCATTGTATGAAATCACTGCTTGGTCATAATGACAAAAGAGTGCGCGGTTATATGAGATATCTGCATGACCTCAAGTTAGAGGAGGCGCGATGGTATTACCTCTGTGGCGTGGATCAGAATTTCATCTGGGAGAAGAACCTCCACCTTGCATTTGTGGAAAGCGCAGGGTCGGAAATTATTCTCGACAATGAATTCATCAGATGCCATATCGTAAATGCCCGTCAAGTCAAAATTGACAACACGAGTATCAACTGGAGCCTGCCTCAAGCAAGAAACAAATTGTTTAACACGTGTCGAAACTGGTGGTTCGCTAACTGGCTTGCCAAACGGGGAGCTTACCAAGCGGTCGAACAGAAGACACTATTTGATGATTACTGATAAGTATGAAACCATCACTTGATGAATTCCAGGAACTCTTACGGAAGAGTGGCGGTAACCTCACAAAGGCTGCACAGCTTTTGGGGGTTACTCGTCAAACCGTATGGGGCTGGACAAAACAAGACGCGTCATTTAAAGAGGCGCTTGAAAGCGAACGAAAGAGAGTGTTCGACAAATGTCTTGACGTGGCATATGCGGTAGCTATGGGTGTGCCGAGGATTGACCCAAAAACCCAAATGATGACGGGTTGGGAGGAGAAGCCGGACTCACAAATGCTACGCTATCTCCTTTCGACATTAGGTCGCGATGAAGGATTTGGCGAAAAGCATGATGTCAATATAGAAAACCCATTGCCTACAGCTATTAATATTGTTGTGTCACCAAAGAAAAAACCAGGAGACGCAGAATGACAAACAGCATATACATTAGCAAGACGGCAAAGTGTTACAAGATAATGTCAGACAATAGTCCTGCTGTACTCCTGTTCATACGCAAGATTCCATCTGCAGTATATAATGCGACAGACAAATGCTGGGATGTAAATCTAAATGACGCCATCTTTGTCCGTCATCTTGGGGAATATCTAAAAGAAAGAGGAATTGTCAAGGATGTTATCTTTCAAGAGAGTCTCGAAGACGTGAATGTATGGGCGGACAACATGCCAGACCTTGTATATCCGTACAAATTAAAATTTGAACCATACGATTATCAAAAGAAAGGCATTCAGTATATGGTTGAGCACAAACGAACGTTCAATGGCGATGATATGGGTCTTGGAAAGACCTTTCAAAGTATCGCAGCCGTGAGTATTGCAAAAGCATACCCATGCCTTGTTGTGTGTCCTGCAGCCATGAAAATGACATGGAAGCGAGAATTCATGAAATTCATCGGCAAGAATGCTGTAATCCTCGACAACGAAAACAAAGACAACTGGCAACAGATGTTCATTACAGGAACGTGCAATGTGTTCATCACAAATTACGAGTCCGTAAAAAAGTTTTTCATCCGCAGAATTAAAGGAAATCGCATCTCTGTCAAAAATCTCGTGGTAGACCAGAGAGCATCTATATTCAAGACCGTCATAATAGATGAAAGTCACAGAGTAAAGAACTCTTCGTGTCATTATGCAAAATATCTCGAAGCAATATGCAAAGGAAAAGAGTATATCTTTATGCTTACTGGCACACCTGTAGTAACGAGAGTACGAGACCTTGTGCAGCAGTTGAAGGTTATGGGACGAATTGATGACTTTGGTGGAGCAACGCGCTTCATAAGCAGGTTTTGCTCATCCTCTGTGACAAATGAAGAACTTGGATTGCTAAACTCTTTGTTATGGCGCACTTGTTACTTCCGGAGAGAAAAGACACTCGTGCTTAAAGAACTCCCCGAAAAAATACGGCAATATTATTCTTGTGAGCTTACGAACAGAAAGGAATATGACTCTGCCGAACAAGACCTTGCCCGATATTTGAAAAAATACAAAGATGCTTCAGATAATAAGCTAAAGACATTAATCGCTAATGAGGCGATAGTCAAGATTGGCGTACTGAGACAAATATCAGCAGAAGGGAAAATCAGCGAGGCTAAGAAAATCATAGCCGACTATATCTCAGCTCAAAAGAAAGTTATTGTCTTTACAGCACATAAAAGCATTGCATCCAAAATCAAGCAGTCTTTCCCTGATGCTGTAACAGTTACCGGCTCAGATAGCCCCGAGCAAAAGCAAAAGAGTGTTGATAGCTTTCAGAATGACACGGAGTGCAAAGTCATCATTGTGAACATCCAAAGCGGAGGAGTCGGGATTACCCTAACAGCTGCATCTGATGTGCTCTTCGTGGAAATGCCTTGGACCTCGGCTGATTGTGACCAATGCGAATGCAGAGCTCACAGAAATGGTCAAAAGAATGTGGTTACTTGTGTTTATCTCCTTGGAAAGAATACGTTTGACGAGCGAATGTATGATTTGATTCAAAAAGAGCGCTCAACATCATCCATTATCACTGGTGCTGTAAACGATACGAGAGAGCAGATAATCACACGGATGACAGAGTTGTTGAATGTAAGCTAATAAGCTGATAATCAGCAGACAATTATAAAAGTATGAACATCTATAAAATTAACAAATTTAACAGTCCCACAAAAGGAGTATGGAAGTCACCGTTGAAGTCTTTGACAAACAGGCTCAAGCTTTGGAGTACCTCTCAGAAAACAATGAAGAGGTTACGGAAGTCTTGTATGGCGGAGGTGCCCGTGGTGGAAAGACCTTCCTCGGCTGTTTGTGGCAGGTTGTACGACGGATAAATATGCCAGGGTCGGTCGGTCTTGTTTGCCGTGAGGAATCGGTAAAACTGAAAGATACGACCATCGTCACGTTCTTTGAAGTATTGTCCTTGCTGCATTACACATCAGCGGTAGACTACAACGCCACCCGACTGACGGCAACTTTTAGTAATGGAAGTGTTATATACTTTCGTGACTTGAAGTTCCTTCCCAAAGACCCTGAGTTCGATAGGCTGGGTTCACTCGGTATCACGGACCTCTTTGTTGACGAGGCGCAGCAGGTGTGTGAAAAAGCCATTTCCGTGTTGAAAGGTCGTTTTTCTGTCTTGAACGGAAAACGAACTGACGGTTCAACTTGGCATACGGTGCCAAAGGCTCTCTACACTTGTAACCCAAGGCGCAACTGGATATATAATGATTTCGTCAAGCCTGCCAAAACAGGAACTCTTAAGGAATATAGGCGTTTTATAAAATCACTTCCAGTGGACAATCCACATATAGACCAGGCGTATATCGACAACCTATTAAGAGCAGACCCTATCACGGTTCAGCGTCTTTACTTTGGTAACTTTGAGTACGATGACGACCCTGCCACCTTGTGCGATTTTGATGCCATTAGTGATTTGTTTCACAATGAGCACATATTGCCGACTGGCGGAAGAAGCTGTGCTGCGGATATAGCGGGTAAGGGACACGATAGATTTGTCTGCGTAACGTGGGTTGGAAACGTGGCTACAATAGCGGTTGATGAAGAGTATTCTCCAGGCAAGGAGGTCGAAACGACTCTTAAAGAGTTGATGATAAAGGAAAAGATACCTCGCTCGCTTACAATTGTGGATGCGGATGGCGTAGGTTCATTTTTGGAGTCATACCTAAATGGAATAAAGGAATTTCATGGAGGTAGTCACCCCTTAGACAGGGAGAGATATACAAATCTTCGAGCAGAGTGCTATTTCAAATTAGCCGAGTTGATAAACGCCCGAAAGATACGCATCATTTGCACGGCAGAACAAAGGGAACGCATACAAGACGAGCTTGGTGCCTTAAAGCAGGCTGACATTGATAATGATACAGCCAAAAAAGGCATCATAAAAAAGGAAGTAATGAAGGCTATCCTCGGCCACTCTCCTGACTATATGGATGCCTTGATGATGTCGATGTTCTTCCGTCGAAGCAAGCCAACAACAGGAGCAAAAGTCAAAGTAAAAGTAAGAAAAGAATAATACAACGATTATGGTTATAACAATAAGAGAAAAAATCTTCCTTCGCATGAAGGAACTTGGTGTTAAGAACAGAGCTGTTTGTGTCGACCTCAATTTCAAGGAGCAGAATTTCTCTGCGTTTCTGAATGGTCGTCGCACGCTTCCGTATGATGACCTTGAGAAGCTGTGCATGTATCTCGGTCTCACTCTTGAAAGTAAAGAAAAGGAGGAATGATTATGATAGTCATTAAGAACAGCATTATACCAATCAAGGGCTTCAAGGCCCTGTTCTTCTTCGGCGTTTTGTTTGTGCGGAACGACTTAAAGAAAGGCATCAGCTATGTGGACTTGAACCACGAGCGCATCCACTCAAAGCAATGCATCGAACTCCTTGGCGTGTTCTTCTATCTTTGGTACATCATTGAGTATCTGATACGCTTGCCTCTGTGTGATTTCGATACTCATACAGCCTACCGAAGCATCTGCTTTGAACGAGAGGCGTACAAAAACCAGGAAGATTTGGAATATCCGAAAAAGCGCAAGCATTTTGCTTGGCTTAAATATGTAATTAACAAATAAACGAATAATATATGTTCAGAGAGAAAATTAAGATTGCGATTGGAGCCAAGAACCTCCGAGTCTGCCAAGTGGCTACAGAATGTGGAATTGTAAGTACAAGCCTGTCATCGTACCTCAACGGCTCCCGAGGTTTGAAATACGACCAACTGGAGAAACTTGTGGCATATTTGGGGCTTACACTTAACCCCAAGAAGGCTTTCCATTTCCATTCGAATTTCATAGAGCAGCAGGAGGCAGAGCGTGAAGCTAAGATTGCTGCACGGCAAAACGAATGAACGACAACGTTCAGTAAAACCTAAATGCAAATAAGATAATTATCGCTAATAATAGCTAAGTTTGTCCGATATGAAGAAGAACAAATCACGATACAAGAAGCATAATGGTGACGAGTGCTCCTATAAGGACTTTCTTGTAATGCTTCCGTGCTGTGCTGAAAAGGTGCAGAAGGATTTACTTGAAAGGCTAAATGCGCAGCCTCGCCCTTCTTTTCTTTGTGGCGTTGAGGTCCCTAAAAGCCTCAATGCTTTGTCGTATGGCACGCTTGACGACCTGCGCAGTGCAACTGCTGCAGAAGATCCGATAAGCGAATGTGTGCGCATCCTCCTTGGTACAAGTTCAGTGGACCTGATGGACGCTGATGTAAACGATGTTTTTGGTTTTCTCTCGTTTGTCAAAGAAGAACTGGAGAGAATAAATAAGCTCTTCGGAGACATCAAGCAGACATATTCCAAAGAGGAAGAAGCTGCCGGCGTTCGTGATTTGGACTTTGGCAGCTTCGGTGTCCTTGACTGGTATGCAAGACGAATGGGTATCACCAATCAGAATGATGTGCGCGATGTTGCTTGGGTTCGTATCTATCAGTGTATGAAGAACGACAATATGCAATCCGAGTTTGAGAGAAGGCTTCACAAGCAGTATATGAACAATAACAAAGTTAGGAAGCGTTGATATGGGAAATACAGAATTAAAGGGTACAGCCAGATACGGAACCGTCGAGCAGAAGATACGCTCCATCGTTGAAAGCCTGGAAGGTGTTACTTATATGTTCAAGAACTGGTCACAAGCCAACGATGAGATAGACCACATCGATGGGCCTACAATCATCTATGTTCTTCCTCCATCGGGAGACCTTGATTTTGATTACTCGCAGGTACGCGACTATCCGCAGAGTCAGATTGCTTTTGTAGCCTCAACGGAGTTCGACTTTGAGGGAGAGGAGAATGACAACATCATCGAGCAGATGAAACGCTTGTGCATCCGCTTCGTAAAGAGCCTTAATGAGAGTGGCCTGTTCGAGCAGATAGAAGGTAGGCTGTCTTACCGTGTGCTGTATGACTACTTCGACCAAAACGTGACCGGCATCGTTATCACGCCACCTCTCATCGAGGAGGAAGGTGTTATCATTTGTACTGATGAACATCGTTCTGAGGACGAGAGTGAAGGAGAATAACCTATGGCAGCAGCGAGTATTCAAGACATCATCAAGCAACACCTTGAAGCTGTCAAGACGGGTATTATACAGCATATGTCACAGCAGGGACGTATAGCAAGTGGAAGGTCTGTTGCTTCTTTGGAGGTTAATGTAAACGCCAATGGTGGTTATCTTGAGGGTGCAAGCAGTTTCCTTACAATGGAAAGAGGCCGAGGACCGGGTAACGTTCCGAGAAACTTCACGAGCATCATTCGTGACTGGATTGTTGCCAAGGGTATATCTTATCAAAACCTCATACCAAAGAACGGCACACCCGAGCAGGGGCTGACTCGTCTAAGTGGTGCTATCGCCTACTCGATAATGAAGAATGGAACAAAGCTCTATCGTGATAAAGGTTATAACGATATCTTCGATACGGTCCTCAAGGATGAGCTTGAAAAGATAGCAACAGAGTCCGCTGGCGTTTTTGATATGGAAATAGACAAGATACATCAAGACAACGAAAATACATAAAGCAATGCGAACAGAAAGAATATCATATACGGTAAATGGAGTAGAGAGGTCTGGTACAGTAAAATATCCAGACCTTTGGTGTTTTGCGTATAATCCCAATTACATCGAAATAGACCTTAATGACGAATCGGCAAACAACGTGCTTACTGTTTCGTTACAATCGGACAGTGGTAGTTACACCCTAAACGCCTCATTGTTCCATGGCAAAGCGTCGGTGTATATCTCCAAGACCCTGCAGTTGCTTATTGGTAAGCCGGAGAAAGTAAGGTCTGCCACTGTCTATATATCGCTGACGGACAGTAATGTAAAGATGCTTGCAAATGACCTTACACTAAACGCTGTTTGGGGAAGCGTGAAGATTGGCGAGCAATTTGGCAAGTACGGAGCGTTCAAGTGGAACGGCAAAGACCTTAGCCATATCCGTAATGTCGTATGGTTTAGGAACTTCCCTTTCTACGTTTCCATGTTTCGCGCCGAAAGCGGAGAACTAACCTCAGCCAAATTTGACGGTAACGAAGCGGACGCTAATGCCCAGATATTCAGATACAGAATAGACAAGGTTGTGACCGGTGATCTGCCGACATTTCCTGCCTATTCTAAAGTACTAACAGACCCATTTATTGTTCTGAACAAAGAGCATGGTGTTGTTTATGCTTTAGAGAATAGTCTTAGCACAATGGCTTATGATTCATGGGCTTCAAATAGTGGAGGACGTTGTTGGGACTATGTAAATGCTGACGGCACCATACGGACAAACACAGAGTTTTCCTATAACGAAGAAATTGTCAGATGGAACGATGATACAAAAGAGCTCGAAACATCGTTGATTGGTAACGCCAAAACAGACGGTATTTTTGACCTCAACCCTGCTATCTCTTTCCCTAATGCGATAAGGACTGCCCAATATAATATTTGCCTTGAGAAAGTAACAAGTGGAATATTCGATATGAATTTCAACTTTGCCTTTCCGGACATGGCGAAGATTGTGAATGAAACGGTGAATATGCGAATTTGCAATGACAAGGATGGTTTATACATACGCTGGATAGACCGTTTCGGCTTTCTGCAGTTCTACTTATTCCGTGAAGGGAAGGCTACGGTAAAGACCAAACCTTCATCAGACACGCTTCAAGTTGAGCGAGAATTCGGAGGAATGTTTTTTGGGGGTATGGAGCGAGCTGCAGAGATAACAAGCGAAGAGACCATCAAGTGCTGTGCAGTCAATCTTCCAAAGGACATCCTGGAATATGTCAAGACAATCGTCAGTGCCCCAATCGTTGATTTGTATCTCGGCAAGAACAAAGGCGGCACGGAATTGTGGCTCCCAATAAGCGTAAGCAGCGGAAGTTACTCTACGGATCCAAAGACCATGTTGTCCGATTATGAAATCACTATTGGGAAAACAGATAACTCAAGCCAAACATTATAGTTATGATAAAAGAAGAGCTTTACATAATCAAAGATGGGGAGAAGTACAATCTCGACCTACCCACACCCTCAGGTATTACATTGAAGTGGGTCAGCAATCTATTCTCAGACATATCCAAGCTGACGTGTTCCTATTCATATACGTTCAAGCTGCCTATGACTGCAAACAACCGCAGAGTGTTGAATATTGCTGACGACATTCGCCATTCTTCAGTATTTGCAAGAATATCCGTTGATGCAGAATTTTACATCAACGGTGTGTGCTTGTGTCCCAATGCCAATCTTCATGTGTCGGAGATTGGTGCTTCTTCATTTTCGTGCGTAATGACTTGGCGTGTGCTGAAAGCATTTGAAAAGATGAAGAGCGATTCTATAAAGCTTAACGAACTACCATCAATAGGTACGTTCGTATGGAAAACAGGTGATGATAGTCTTGTGTATGGGTTCCCGACCCATGCCCACACCAACATGGAGGATGTGCTTTATCCCAATTATGATGCAGGAATTGCATACGAGGAAGGTACGCCACCGAAGCCAGTTGTACCAGTTTATCGTCTGGTGCAACTTATCAACGATTACTATGGAGTCAAGTTTATGCTTGGTCGAGAACTGGCAGAGGGAATGGGACTTCTGCCTAAAGCCAACTTCAACAACAAAAGGTACTATGGCAAGAATGTGTACGATGATTACTTGACTTATGGAGTATTGCCAATTACAGGCATAGGTGTGAGTAGTGGAACACAAAATAAGTTTACTATTGCGAACGTAGAAGGAAAGTCCATTTATGATAATACGATTGATGTTGGCAGCAAAGAATACAGGGCAAGTTGGCAAAGCTGGGTCGTTACCTCAACTAACCAAGGAACAAAGGACAGTATAAGAAGCGTTGATTATGAGAAAGACAGTGATTTGAGTAATTGGCACAGATATGCAGACATAATGGGAATTTCTTTCAATGGGAATAAATATATTCAATCAACCGTCTGTGAAATATCCAGCGAAACGACATCTGTGAACGAAGAAACAAGTAAGCATCTATATGGTAAAGGAGGTGGACAAACATCTGGCGGAGTCCATTTGTGGACGCATTGGGAAATTTATGCTTGTACGGGAGTTTTGAAAGACAGCTTTACTTTGCAAAAGGTAGTCAAAGGCGGTAATTTTAAAAGTCGCTATCTCTTTCGCTGTCTTATCGACAGTGAATTGCGTGGAGAGGCAGAAGTGCGTGTTTCCAAAGAGGACATAAAAGCTAAGAAAGCAGAGGCAAAAGATTACTGGTGGATATATCTGCTGCAAGTCAAGCAAGGTGAGAACGATGAAGATGCCAGCGTAGACGTGTATTCGGAGGAATCCGAGGACTGGATGGGGCTGCGCTCTATCTCTCGTGAGGAAACCGACACAGAATATATTTACAAGTTTGACTTCGGCGTCAAGTATGATGTCCGTAAGCTCTCTATTGACGCTGCAGACAATGATGAGGTTGGTCTGTGTTTTTGGAGCGGAAGTTACGAAGAAGGTTGGGCAACGAAAGACGCTGACAACAAAGTGACAGGTACTGGTACGAAATACACCAATACAGCAACATTCTCATATTTGAGAGTTGCAAGCATAACGCCGATAGTTCAGTTCGACGGACTGCCTGCAGAAATGGGCATCATTGAAAACTTGCCCGACATATCTTGCTTTGATTTTCTTAAAAACTTGTTTTACTTAAATGGCGCTTTGCCGCGTGTAGAGAAAGACGGAGTAACTATCACCGCAATGTATTACAACCAGCTACGCGACAGGGTCGTCAATGGGGATAGCCTTGACTGGTCAAAGAAACTGCTTTCTGGAGTAAACAAAAATCCAACGTCGGCAAAAACATATAACTCAAACTTCGGTCGAGAGAATTATTTTCTTATGGCAACATCAGAAAAAGACAAGACCGACGAAGAAAAACTTAAAGAGGTTGAGCTGTATGGTAAAGGTTACGGCCAAATAGACATCGATGACAAACGGCTTGACGAGGAGAAAAATGCGTTCACATCATGCTTTTATCCTGGCTTGCGACAGGATTTGGCATACCCAAATTTGCTGACTGGCCGAACTGTCAAAGTGTGGAATGGCGAGAAACAGGTGCAGTCCGATGTAAACCCAATCTATGGATTTGTGAATTACAGGGCCTTGAACTCAACATATGAGGATGTTTCAAACGCATTCTCACGTCCTATGTTGAAAACGTATGGTGTGGATTTCAAGCATATCCGCATGGATGCTTTCGAACCGTTTGATAATATGGACGAGTTTTACGGCTACCTGAAGTCTATCCTCACTGATTATGTCATCATCAAGGAAAAGTTCAACCTCAACGAGTTTGACTTGATGAACTTCGACGAGTCTGTGCCGGTGTATCTACAGAAATATAACTGTTGCTTTGCCGTCAGCACGATACAACGAGACAAAAACGGCATCAGTACGGTGGAGCTTGTCAAACTTCCCTATGTAGTTCCCAACTACGCAGACCCAGAGAAAACAGACATGGACAAAGTAAGCTATCAATATGTACTGAAGTCATCCGTAATAGGTTTTGAGTTATCGCTTATCCGTGACTATACATCTAATAGATGCCCTATTTGCTATGAGTATTTTGTGAATAACCAGCATAAAGTATGGAGCACGACTTATAACATTCTCAACATCCCAGATGTAAAAGGGGATGGTAATGGACCTGCTGCATATATTTCTCGCTACGTTTACCCTTACGAGATAGACAGACTCAAAGGAGATAGTTATACGCTTGAGTTTACAGTTCCAAAAGTTGTAAGATATGCCATATCTAAGAATATCGGCATCGATACGGAGTACACAAAGGAATTAACCGTTGCCATTCGTGTGTATTATGACGATGTAAAGTGTGAAGTAGGTACGCATAAGCTGGTTTTTACACGCAATGATTTTGGAAAGCATCATGTGTTCAAGTTTATCTATGACATTTACAATGTGGAAGGCGAACTTGTAGAGCAAGTACGGAAGAAACTGTATTATTTTGTGTCAAAACTGAACGAGTCTGTCATTTCCGATGACTTCGGAGACACCCATGAGGAGGATGATAAGCCTTTTGTGCCTTATGTCGAGATAGAAAGTGGCTCGGTTTATGCCAGCGGAATGATTGACTTGGAGGTTGGAGGGCAAGTCGTTGGCATAATGCAAGAGTCAAATGGAGAAACGAAGATAACCTCCTCCAACGTATTCGCTTTGTTCTGGTCGGAGAAAGTTGCTCCTTACTCCCATGATGCAAGTTTGTGGGACACGGATAGTTATCATCTGTTCGTGGACGTGATAAATAACGTAAAGCTGATAAAGCACGACACACCCATATCCACAGTAGATGAAGAATGCTCTTTTGAGTACCATTTCTATTTTGACGGAGAGGAGGTTAAAACTGCTTACAATGATCCTACCAACAATGTATCGATAGCAACATTCTCAAAGGAAAACATAGCCGACACTCATATGCTAAGGTTTGTGTATTCCATTAGAGACAGTAGCGGAAACGTGATTAAGTCAGAAGATTTGACACAGACATTCTGCGTCCTTGGCTTTGCAGAGAAGAAGGAAAACATAACAACTGAACTTCTGTTTGGATTTGCCATAGACCTTAAAATGCCAGCGTACGGACTGGCTAACACGAGATATAAAAAGAATGGGGCTATGTATGTCAATGACAGCGTAAACCTTGGTGAAGGACGAAAGCTAATAATCGAAGATGGCGTTACAGATGTAGGTCCGAACCTTGTGAATGGCTCATGGGAAACTAATAGCTATGGAGTATTCTCTGTAGACCAAAGCGGAACGGGCGCCTTGCAGGTAAAAACAACAGGTAAAGTAACAAAGGGTGAACTCGTCTTGGAAACATGGGAGAAAACATCACTGGCACGAGTGTACTGGGATGGAAAACAGGTCGGCGTACTAAGCGAGGTGATGACAAAAAACGGTTACACGGACGAAACCCATTCGTTGAAAATAGAATACGATGTAGTAGACAAGAAGGGGACGGTAACAGAAACGAAAACATTGAATGTTACTTATCACTCCACCTGCTATTTCAGCTAAATTGCAAATAAGTAAATACATAAAATATGGCAACAAGTCAAGACACAAAGGTCAAGATTGTAGATATACAAGTCAAGTACCAGGAGGCTGTTGATGCAATGGCAAAGTATCGGGCTGCGATAGACGAAGCCAGAGCGCAAATGAAAGCCTTGAAAAAAGACCTCAAGGACGGCAAAATCACTCAGGCTGAATACGACAAGCAGTCTGAGGCAAGCCGTGTTTTCATGAAGCAGCAGGGCGATGCTATCAATACGCTTAGCCGTCAAGTACAGAACCAGATAAAGGTGCAGAAGGAGAATGAGGGTTCGCTGAAGCAGCTGCGAGCAGAACTCTCAAATGCAACTGCTGCCTATGATGCCATGTCAAGGGCAGAGCGTGATAGTGCTAAAGGTCAAGAATTGAAGAACCACATCGTTCAGATTACCAACGAACTGAAAGGTGCCGAGGAGGGAACGCTGCGGTTCTATCGAAATGTTGGTAACTACCCAGCCTCTGTTACAACGGCTCTTAGCGGTTTGACAGATAAGTTTAAGGCATTGGGTGGAACAATAGCTGCTGCGTTTACGGTAGATAAGATGTGGTCATTCAAAGAAGAGGCAGAAGAAGTCGGCACCGCTTATGCTGACCAAATGGCGAAAGTACAGTCTGTAACCAATGCGAATACGGTGGAGTTTGCCCAGATGTCGCAAGAGGCAGAACGACTTGGTTCAACCACGCGTTATACGGCACAAGAGGCGGCGGAATCAATGGAGTATTTAACGCGTAATGGACTTGATGCCGTTACGGCTACAGGCACTTTGAGTGGAGTTCTTCATCTTGCACAAGCAAACGCTATAGAACTTGGCGAATCAGCAGATATTGTTACGGGACAGATGAACGCATTTCATTTGTCCGTAAACAATGTGACACGCATCAGCGATGTCCTCTCCTACACTTGTGCTAACTCGGCTACAAATATTTTGCAGCTGAATGAGGCTCTTCGCAATACCGCACCAATCGCTTATACCGCAGGTGTAAACATTGAGGAAACTTGTGCAGCTCTTGGAACCCTTGCGGACAACAACATTAAGGGTGCTGATGCTGGAACCATTCTGAAGCAGGCTTTCAATGGTATGATTACATCTTCAAAGAAGTCTAAAAAGGCTTACGAAGACCTTGGTATAAGTATGGATATTTCTACTGTAAAGGCAGATGGTTTTATTGGTTCATTGCAGAAGATTATGGATGCAAGTCCGTCAGTACAACAGCTGTCGGACATCTTTGGTAGAAGAGCAGTTCCTGGTGTCCTTGCTCTTACAAACTCCATGGAGTTGCTTGGTGATAAGTTCCAGTCCATTAGCGAAAATGCAGTTGGAACTACAGACAGAATGTTTAAGCAGGCTTACTCTAAGTACACTATAGCAAAAGATTCACTGAAGTCTGCATGGGAAGGCTTTCTTATTGAGATTTGGCAAGGCACAGACCTTGAGCTTCGTGACAGATTTGTCAAGGCTGGTGAAGATATAGACGCTCAGTTCGTTCCGCGTATAGAAGAACTGAAACAAAAAATTGCCGACCTTAATGCCCAGTATAATCAAGACCCGAATAACAATGGGCTGCTTGAAGAGATAAAGAAAACATCCGAAACGATGGGAGGTGTTTCTCGAGAATATGCACTATCAAAGCAGTTGCTGTCTCAGCAGATGCAGGTGGAGCAGACCGGAAATACAGCCCTAATTGACAAATGGAAACAGGGAGCACAAGCCATAGACCAAGAGTATGTGCCGAAAATACAGCAGATAAAATCTGAAATAGCCCAGTTGCAAGAACAGCTGGCATCAGATCCAACCAATGAGCAAATTCAAGGCGAGCTTGATGCCAAGGAGACAACACTGAAAGAAGGTATTCGTATATATAGTGAGGCACGACAAAATTTCCAAGACTCTTTGTCTGATGAAATAGAGGCAAGTACAAGCGGATTGGCCGGCAAGCTACAAGGTCCGATAGAGCAACTGACAGCACTTGTAACTTTTGCAAAAACTCATGTCACCGAAATTGGTGAATTGCTGATGTCTATTATCGCAGGCATTTCATTTGCCAAGCTGATCAGTGGTGCGAAAGTTGCCTTTACTCAGATGAGAGACTCTGCAGTTGGCAATGCTCAAGCTGCCACCCAACAAGTGCAGATATGTCAAAACAACGAAATTGCTCTGAGAAAGCAAACCGCTTCTCTTACAAAGCAATTAGAGAGTGCGAATGCTATCGAGCGTGAGCGCATTGAAACACAACTTGTAGCCAAGAAGCGCGAACTTGCCAATGCGGAAAAAATGACGCAGAAGGCTAAAACAGCGGAGATTACGCTATGGGAGCGAGCTTCTGCGCTTGAAACAGGAAGTGCTTGGACTAAAGCGTTTACTATTGCAAAGGTCGGAGTAACCAGTTTTGTCGCCACGGCAAAGGCTGCGTTCAAGGGATTTATACTCACTGCAGTACTGAGCCTTGCTTTCGACTTGCTAATGAGGCTCTACAGTAAACTAAGTGAAGGCAAGGGAGTGTGGGCAAACCTAAAAAGCTATGCTACCGCTGCTTTTAGGGCTATAGCCAATGCTATCATCTGGGTAATGAATAAATGTATTGACCTATACAATAAGATTGCGTTAGTACGCTTGCCCATTCAGTTGGTAGCTTTGCAGTTCAAAAACCTTTGGGAAGGAGTAAAGCTCGTTTTTAATCTTATCATCGACGGAGTAAAATCCGTTGGCCGTTCTCTCAGTGGACTCGGGAAAATTATTAAAGGCGTTGCAACTTTCTCTTGGAGCGATATAAAGGCAGGAGTAAAAGATATAACAAGCAACTTTGGGAAAACCATCCAAGAGGGCTTGGGTGATTTCAAGAAGTTTGGCAGAAATGTAGCTGACAATGTGCTCGATGCATACAACAAGACCTTAACTCAAGGTGCAGTTGCACACATCACGCCTATCGCTGACGATCCGATTCCTGTAAAGACAAGAGTAAAGACAAAAGCAAAGGCAAAAGCCTCCGTTAATACACCCACAGAAACCACAGACGGCAACGGCACTACTCCTGACGCAAATGGCGATGGAAATGGTAAGGGTGATGGCAAGAAAACCACAAAAATCACAAAGGAGGACCGTGCCAGAGCCAAGGCTGCACAGGAAGAAGCCAAACTCGTAGCAGAAGCCGAGAAGGCAATGCTTGACCTGCTCGGTGAGTGTGCCGAGAAGAGAAAAGCCCTTCTCGAGAACCAGTACAATGGTGAGATTAACAAGCTGAAAGCTAAACTCACCACCGACAAGACCCTTACGGAGAATTCCAAGGAAGCTATTAGGCAGATTATAATTGCCAAAGAAAAGAAACTCCAAGAGGAACTTGATAAACTTGATGATGATAACATCAAGCGTAAGATTAGCGAACAGCAAAAGCAAATAGAGTCGCGTCTGTCTATCGTGAAGAAAGGCTCCGAAGAGGAATTAAACCTGAAGCTGGAGCAGAACCGAAAGAAAGCTGACCTTGACATTCTCGCTCTTAAGCAAGAGGAGGATGCCGCCCAAAAAGGTGCTGCAACAGCTTTGATGTATCGCCAGCAAGTTCTTGCAGAGTTGGAGCAGTCCGGAACGGCTACGGAGGAGCAGCTTGCACAAGCCACAGCATCGGTTGAGTATGCACAATCAGAAATCACACGCATCAGCTCAGATTATGCAGAACGGCGTGCAAATAGACTGGAGCTGTCTTGGCAGCAAGAAGACCAGTTGCGCCAAGCTCACAATCAATTTATGCTTGAACAGCGACAGCTTGCTCTGCAGAACGAAATGACGATGGTTGAGCAGTTCCAGGCAGAAGAGCTTACAAGCATAAACGACAACTGGAACAACAAGCAGACCTTGGAGCAGTATATGCAAGAGTACGACATTAATGCCGTTACCGACCTTGAAATGCGTAAACTGCAAATACAGCAGGAAATGGCAGAACAAAGACTGCAATTCATACAAGACCAAGGGCAGCTTGAAACAGAGACCGAAGAGCAGTACAGCAAACGTGTCATTGACGCCAAGAAAGCTGTGTCAGACGCAAAGATTGCTCTCAACAAGGCATCGCTGAAAAATGAACAAGCCTATGCAAAGGCTATGGGTAATGTGGGTGATAGCATCATTTCTCTCATGGATGCCATAGGTGAGAGCGACAAGAATTTTGCGAAGCTAAGCAAGATTATTACGCTGTTCAAGATTACTGTTGACACGGGTAAGGCCATATCTGCAGGTGTCGCAAACGCCATGGAGCTCCCATATCCAGCCAACCTTGCAGCCGTAGCCACAACCGTAGCCACAGTTCTTGCCAATATTGCTACCGCAGTATCAACGGTTAAGTCAGCCAATTTCGCAGAAGGTGGTAAGGTCAATGGTCCTGGAACTGGTACGAGCGACTCTATCCCGGCTAACCTCTCTAATGGAGAGTTTGTGATGACAGCAAAGGCTACGAAGATATTTGAGCCTCTGCTTACAGTGATGAACTCCATCGGTGCCGGCGTGCCAATCAGCATGAATGGTGCTTATGAGAGAGTCGAGAGTGCTGAGTCGCTGACGGATTCATTTGCTGAAGCTGCTCGAGAGATAAAGCCTGTTGTTTCCGTTGTGGAAATAACAGAAGCGCAAGACAGAATAAAGATGATAGAAAACTTAGACAACTTTTAGAAATGACAAGATACGAGATTATCAAATTGAATGAGCAGCTGTTCCGTCTGCTCAATGACAATGGCATAGATACGAAAGACCTTAACTATCTTCCTATGGTAGAAGAATTTCGTAAGATGAAGTCAAAGAAACACAAGGTAAACTACATCGTTGCCTACTTGAGCAACAAGTATGGTATTACCGAGCGTGGCATTTACAAGATTGTTAAACGTTTTGGAGAAAGAGTAAAAGTATGAAGTACTACAACAAGATAACAGAAAGCAAGCTTTACAACGAGAACAATGAAGATGTGCTGTGTAATCTCCCAGCATATAGCTTTTCGGTGATGATCACTGACCCTCCTTACAACTTCACAAAGTCAAACTGCCGTAAGATGTATAAGGAAGGCTCGAAGAAGCTGATAGCAAAGTCGGGGTTGTACGACTACGACAGCGACCTTTGTCGTATTGGTGTGAAGTTTGGCGATAAAGAGATAAATGCCTTTCTCGACCAGATACCTCGCCTGATGATAAAGATGAACGCTTTTATTTTCTGTGCAGAAGCACAACTTGCAGCGTATATTGCGTGGGCAGAACGTCACGGATATAAGTTTGCCATCCTCCTTTGGGAGAAGCCGCTGAATATCATCAGTAAGAAGCGTTTCTCACAGAACGTTGAGTTCATCATCCGCATATACGAGCAGGGAACGGCACTGAACAATCTTGACGAGAACGAGCTTTATAACCGCGTGTTCCATAGTCGGGTTGTAACCAAGAAGGAGCATCCTACGCAGAAGCCGACCGAGATATTTGAACGTATCATCAGGCTCACAACCAAAGAGGGCGATGCAGTTCTCGATCCGTTCCTTGGCTCCGGAACTACCGCCGTTGCCGCTGAAAGACTCAATCGAATATATGTAGGTATAGAAAAAGACAAACGGTTCTACAGCGTTGCCGAGAACCGTTTGAAACATATCGCCAAAGAACAATCCTTGTTCTAATTAAAAATGGCTGGAGCTCAAAACTAAGAGCCTCAGCCATTTTTTTGTTAGTTTGTGACAGAATATTTTTTGAAGTTGAATTCCCAGCCCAAGCCGAGCCAAACCGCGTGTTTGGTCGCTCCAAGACTGAAGGTGTATGCTCCGATTTTCTTGTCGGTATTTTGAAAAACCAATGCCGCGCCATAATCAAAACCGCCCTTTTGTTCGGTAACGCGGAAGCTATTATGAATACCTCCCTGGTTTACATCCCAATCACCGCCATCGGTAATGCCTTCCTTTATACTTGCATAGCCTGCCATTGGTATAAGCCTTATGCTGCTGCCATTGTAGTAGTGAAATGGTATTTGATAGCCAATGTGTGCAGCCCACACCGAGTGGTCTTTCCACTTATCTACCCTTACATCATTCTCGTGCTTTCGTGGCCAGCCCATAAAATCAGCGTAAACACCAAATGCAGTTACATTAAAGCCGATTGCTCCGTAGTCGAAACTTTCCAAACGAGCACCTATTATGCCAAACGAAACACTCTTGTTGAGTCCAAAAAGTTTGGGAAAGAACGTAGGTTTATCTGTATTATTTGTTGCTTTGTTGGTTCTTTGTTGAGGGAATAGAGTTTTTTTAAGTAAACTCCATCGTTCAGCAATAGCTTTTCCTATTTTGTCTTTCTTGAATTCCTTGGAGTATGAGCTGGGAGTGGTGTTGCATAATATCTGCTCAACACCTTTCGTGGCAATAGCTTCGATTTGGCTTTCTGTTACAACAAACATTGGATATGCGCTATAATCGTGTGTGACAAATCCATTCACGCTATGAATATCGCGAACAAGCCCAGTGTCAGAGTTGCCAACGGCAGACAACTTAACCGTTTCACCTCCCTTTAACCACAAGGTCATTTCCGCACCTCTTTCCATAACAATTTTCTCGCCTGAAGTAATCTTTAGGTCGAGAAAATATGTGTATTTGTCACTTGTTTGCCCTTTGCCAGCAGACAAGCCTACGGCCAATACTTTAGTGTCGGTGAACGACCGGCAAATTTGCTTGTCTGTCACGACGATATGGTTTCCGTCAATATGTGTATTGCTGACGATTGACTGCGCAAACCCGAGATAAGGTAAGGCCAGCAGCGCGATTGTGAGTAATTTCTTCATAATAATAAAAATGTTTATAGCCTGCAAAGTTAATCAATTTTAGCCAAAAACTCCAAAAATCGCATTTAAGTTTCTCCCTATCAAAAACGAGAAATAGGCTTTTATTGGGTAAAGCATATTACATAAATGATTATATACACATCAGCGTAAGCAATCTAATATATTGATAATCAATGCAATAAAATTTGCATATACGATAAATTATGTTTATAAAAACTTGCATATATGATAAATTATAACTATCTTTGAAGTATAAAAATAAAGATAAAATTTTTATGAGCGTATGGCAAAATTGAACTATAAGACTGCCAACCGGGCAGCAATACACAACAGCCAACAAGGAGTGCTTGTAAACAGATTTGGCGACATTGCAAAGTGTTTGCCTACCCAAACGGAAAACTTACTGCGAAGCGGCTATACTCCTTATCACGGGCGAAAAAATATTCTAAAAGAACTTGGCATTCGTCAAATACTTGCTTCAAGTCCAGGAATGCGTGATTTGTACACGCTTAATTATGATGCAGAATATGGCACTGGTTATATCTGCAAACTAAGCGAAGAAGCTAAGGGATTAAGTGGGTTTGTAGACCTTCTTGAAGCCAAAAACAATTACAAGACGCATGTCTACTGCGACACATCGATTACGGGTAATTGCTTGTTCTTTGCCTTCTATAATAGACCACAAAATAAAGGTAGCCTTTAATGCAAATAAGATAATACAAAGTAATTAGTTGCCCGCAATGACATAGCGGACAAAAGGTGCAAATAAGAAAAATACATTAGTTTTATCAAGTTGCTCACGACACGAACTTAGTGAATTTTTACTTGCAAATAAGATAAACTTTTCTTGTTGAAAACTTGCATATATGATAATAAATCACTATCTTTGCATTAGCAAATAAGATAAAAAAGTAATCACTTAAAGTTCTAAACATTATGGCAATAATAACAAAGGCATTCAAGTCAGCAACCGAACTGAAGAAGGATATGCTTGACACTGCAATGAAGGTTATGGAGGGTTTCTATTCTGATATTATCTATGACCTTGAAAAGGTGGACGACCTCGCAAAGAGAAAGCGTGACGGACATTTCTACTGGGCTGTGCGTAATACAGGAACCCACACACGCAGCACCGATAAGGAGCTTGAGGAGCTTAAGCAAAACTGGGGCGAAAGCATCGTCTTTACGGCACTTGTTGGCAGAAGCATCAAGAAGGACACTTTTGAAATCGTTTACCAAAACAAGGAGGAGGAAGAATAATGGCAACTAAGATTTATCATTATCCGATAGTTGATTGCGAGCACGGAGGGGATATTCGTTCTGCAGCGTATGAAGTTACAAAAGCCGGAGGTGAAGTTCTTGACACCTATTGGGATGGTGAGGATTGTGGAGACGCTTATGTCTCCTTTACCGCTCCTGCTGATAAAATTGATGCTGTCTGTGATGAGCTTGGGTACGACACAGACGAGCTTTATAGATACACCAAGAAATAGTAAAACCTAAAAAACAAAGATATGGGACAATTTAGTTGGTTCACAATGGATACGCATCATCGCATAGTGAATGGCGAAGAGCATACTGTTTACCTTGTTGACGACAAGGGTAATAAGTGGAAGGAGGAACGCTACGAGGGCTACGGAGTGTTCGGTGGCAAGGATTTTTATGAGTTACTTGCCGAAATGAACGGGTACAGCCACAAAGATTATGAGGACGGTAGTGGTGTTATCTCTTGCCCTGATGGACGTAAGGTTGGAACGGACCGCGTGACGGACGATATAAGGCATATTGGCATAGAGCTCGCCTTTGGAATTGATGGTGATTTTAATTCCAAATATCCGGAAGGCAACAATCCTAACATCAAATGGCCTGCACTTACAGAAAGTGGAGAGTATATAATTGGCATCCCAGAAGCAGATCCTGTCCAGGGATTTGAGGATGTTTGGGAAGAAAGCGGAGAGGATGAAGAAAATGACTGGTGTTTTGACGACGAGGAGGATGATTATGAGTAACGAAAACAGCTTTGTGTACAACTGTCGTGAGTTCGCCCAAATGCGTAACGTTGAAGTTCTTCCGTGGGAAGAGCAAGGTGGTAGATTGTTCCGCCAGTCTATCAATCAGAATTGGATAGACGACTTTGGAATAATGAACCAAGTCATTAGCCTCAACAAGTGGCTGAAAGACCATGGCAAGATGCCGCTCTCTTTTAAGGTCGTCACGTAGGAGTGGTGGGATGTTAAAGACGGCAAACCGTTCGAGCTATGCAAGCGAAACCGGATTATCAGCATTGAAACCCCATATCTTGCAAGCCTTAACGGTGAGATAAACGAGCATACGCTTCTCATTCTTGTCAAAGGCTTGCTGCAAACACTAAAGGAGGTATGTGCATGAAAAACAAAAGACAATCTGAGGTCTTTGTCGTATTCAAGACCGATGCACACATGTCCGTATGCAGCTATAAACTTATGGGAGTTTTTGGCACCCTTGACAAAGCTGTTCATGCAGTGATGACAAGGGGAGAGTTTGATACAGACTGGATGGAAGAGCAAGACAGCGATGTCTATGAGTATATCCGCGACTATTTGAAAGAACACATGCAGACACCACTCACTGGAGAAATCAACTATGTGGTCAAAGAGGGCACTTAAACGAATGGGAGGAATTGTCGTGATAGTGCGAAAAATGCTTGCAAATAAGATAAATAACACTTGCTAAAAACTTGCATATTTGATAAATTATCACTATCTTTGTAGTGCAAATAAGATAAATAATCACTTAAAGCTCTAAACATTATGGAGAAAATCAAAAGTAATAACAAGGTTCAAGAACTGGTAAGGAAATTTCGCCAGTTGTATTCCTACATTTCGTGCGAGGCATCAGTCCTGGAAAAAGCAGCAGCTACAGTTACCGACTTTCCGGAGGATGTAGCGTTGGACTTAATGCAGGACCACATATTGTCGCAAGGGCTGGCTGATGAAGTCGTTGAGTAAGGAGGTTTGTGTATGAAAAAGGCAATATTGTACCTTGACGGAGGATTCCGTGTCCCTGTGGACATTATAAATTACCCCCCCCGGAAGGAAAATGAAACTTGGGAAGAGTTTGAAAAGCGCATAGCAGATACATTCCGCAAGGCGCAGCCGAATATGGTGCACAAAATTGTGGGTATTCATATTTTTAGGAATTAAAGTTATGGATGAAGAATTATTAAAAGCTATAGAAGCAGAAGGCTGGTCTGTACGTCCTTCAATCCAAGATGGGAAGCATATTGTGGACATTGCTGTATTCAGTCCTGCAGGCGAGGATTTCTGTCCCACCATTTGGTATGGCGATGGTTCTGCACAAGAGTTTGTTGAAGAACTCGGTGAATACATAGACGGCTATGATGTGGACGAGGAAACTTATTTGTGGCTCGGCTCAGATGGTCATGGCAAGAATGGCGCTCCATATCACATCAAAGACCTTCTGGCAGACAAAGAATGGTGTCTCAGCAAAATGAAAGCTCTTCATGAGAAGCTAACGAATAGGTTTATAAACTAACATAAAAAACGTAATTATGAAAAAGAAAGTAGTGAACATCGCTCTTGACTTGGAGACATTGTCAAGACGTTCTACGGCTGCTATCATTGGTATTGCAGCCAAAGCGTTCAGTCTTGGTGAGAGTAAAGTAACGGGAGAGAAGACAGAGTTCTTCAGAGCTGTTGATGGTACATCGTGTGCGATGTACGGCTTTGACATCGACCAAGCGACAGTAGATTGGTGGAGTAAGAAGCCCGAAGAGGCGAAGGAACAATTCTCGTACACTTCAAACGTGAAATACGTACTCATGTATCTGACGGACTTCATCAAAGAAGTAAAAGCAGAGAACGGTGCGGACGAAGTGGTTATTTGGTGTCAAGGGACAGATTTTGATATTTCTATCCTTCGCAACGCTTTCGTCGTTGTCAATAAGGACAGAGAAGAGAAGAGTTTACCATGGAAGTATCTCAATGTCCGTGACAGCCGCACGTTCATCTATGAAGGTGTTCGTCTTATAGACCCAACTGTTGAGGATCCGTATTCTATCATCCCTCATTCTAATGGTTGGGTGGAGCATGACGCAATGTCTGATTGTCGCCAGCTCATACACAACGTAACCTGGGTGAACGACAAAATCAGCGAGTTGCTGACTGCTAACAAGTCAAAAGAGAAAGCCGATGAAACAGCCGAGCAAGTTTAAAGGCAAGGCGATATATGAGCCCAGTGGTGCAGCTTACGAGTACTGCCACTGGGCTTGTAACTTATACAATGGTTGCAGCAATACTTGCAGCTATTGTTATAATCGCCATGGGATTACGTCCGCAATACTTGGTGTTGAAACGGTGTCATTGAAGAAGAGCCTCATCGATGAGAAGACGGCGTTTGCCATTTTCGAGAAAGAACTTGTTCAAGCGAAAAAGCTGATGAAGCCTACCGACTCGCTCTTCTTTTCGTTTGTCAGTGACCCAATGTTGCCAGAGACGCGTGACCTTACCACGATGTGCGTGGAGCATGCCCTTGAAGAAGGTGTGAAGGTGCAGGTGCTTACCAAGTGCACGGACTGGGTGTTTCTCCCTCGCTATACGAAAGAATTGCAGCTTTTTGCTGACAGCATAGCAATAGGCTTTACCCTTACCGGCATGGAGTCAATGGAAAGCTATTGCCGAAACAACACAGCCCAACGCATCAAGGCTATGGAGAAGCTGAAAAAACTCGGCATCAAGACATTTGCCAGCATTGAACCGGTTGTTGATATAAACAAGGCTGTGAATGTTGTACGGAAAGCGAAGCCATATTGTGATTTCTTCAAGGTAGGACTCGTTACCAAAATGGGAGTTAAATTCTCCAAGGAGCAGGTTGAGGAACTGGTGACTAAAGTTCAATTCTATGTAGGAGGTGAAACGCCTATCTATTGGAAAAAGAGCATCCGCGATATTGTCGGTGACGAGCTTGTTGACTCTTGGGAAAACTCCGTACCATCCGACTACGATTTGTTTAACCCTGTAACAACAAAACGATGACACAGAAGCAAAAGAATATACTTGGAAATGCGTGGCGAATAGCGCTTATCGTTGTCATTTTAGCGATAGCTATATATGGAGCTGTCAATGGCAAGACAAAGATGTGCCACTCATGTTACCGCAACTTTCGTGAAACATACTTGCCAGACACAACCAAGGTTTGCCCATTCTGTGGGTACAAGTTTGTCAATGTCGAAAGCGTCCATAAGTGACAACCTAACTACTTGATATTCAGTGAAATAAATTTGCAAATAAGATAAACTTTTCTTGCTAAATACTTGCATATATGATAACTTTTGATTATCTTTGCATTAGCAAATAAGATAAAAAGGTAATCACTTAAAATTCTAAACATTATGGCAAGTTCAGCAAATAACAATTCAGTGAGAATTAACAAGAGTATGGTAATGAAGGCTGCTTGGGAGACGCTTCGCAGACACAAGGCGATGAGCTTCTCTGAAGCCCTCCGCAAAGCATGGCACGCTTACAAGCTCAAGGCTCAGATGGCTCTTGGAGTTGTTCGCTTTGTGTTCAGAAAGACCAATGGCGAACTCAGAAATGCAGTCGGAACCCTTGCAAAGAACCTCTATCAGTACGAGGTGAAAGGCACTGGCCATGCAGCTCCTGCTTGTACCATCCGCTATTGGGATTTGGAGAAGAACGCTTTCCGTTCCTTTTGCGTAGATTCGTTACTCTAATGTCTAATCGAGAGCCCGAGCATCCTTTAGCTCGGCTCTCTTCTAAAAAAACAAGAAATATGCACTCACCTTTCACAATTGAAGAAAAAGAATTTGCGAGAAACATCAAGCGTCTTGCAAATGGAGTAGAGCGACTTATCCAACTGCTTGAAGAGTCTGGCATCACAAAAAATCCAAGATAACTATGATGTACCGAGGTTATAAAATCGAGCGTATAAACCCTGCTACCAGTGGTAATTGGGGAAACAAGTGGGGTGTTTTTGTTGAAGTGCATGAGCATGATGGCAGAGTGCACTGGCAGCAGACCTATGGGGCAAGAACTGTTGAGGAATGTAAACAAGGAATCCGCTGCCATTTTGGACGACTATAAAAATTAAAAGTTATGATAGAAAAAGACAAAGTAAAAGAGCTTGCCGAAGAGCTAAGACGTTTTATTGGCAATATGGAAGATGCAAGTTCATGCGAGGTAGTGGAAGAAGTTGGCGAATTGCCTGCAATAAAAGTCGTTCCTGGACCCAAAAATACGACAGGAACGTTCTTCTTCGGAACGGAGGTCGTAGACTTCTGCCGAGGAAGAGGACTTACCTTTTGGATAGGTGCCGAAATGTCCGGTGGATATCCATACGCTTACGCATATATTTACTAATCACAATTTTAGAATATGGAAAAACTTTCATTTATGAACTGCCATAGAGTGGTTCAAGTATGCGAAGCTGGTGCTGCCGAGAACGTATATGACTTTCAGCCATACGCAAGAAAAGAGCGAGGTACTGGAATGTTTGACCAGCAATATCATCGCCTAACAAACGTGAATACAAAAGAGGATATTTATATCTCGGTAAATGCAACTGCAGTAATGGGGAAATATGAGGTGACAAAGTTTAACGACAAGCGACACCTCGGAGACCTCTACCAAACAGCTATCTCGGCTCATGGCTGGTCCTCGATGGATCCGGAACGTGCAGCAAAGGTTGAAATGGTTTCTTACGAAGAAGGGCTTAATGCAGACCTTGCCAATATTCCTACGGAGAAGCAAGAAGAATACTATAACAAATATCATTCTTGGGTGTCTACGATTCTTGCCAGGGAAAGCCGTATAGCAAGTGCTTTTGTTACCGGACCTGCAAAGTTCAACAACTCAAAGAATGAAAAAGCCAACGCTTCATATGTGAAAGCGTGTGAGGACTTCTCCGCTTGGCGAGAAAGGACATTGAAATCAATCCGCAAAGCATTGGAGGATGCGAAGCCTCTTGAACAACGTGAGGACGAACGTTGGGAAAAAATTCGTCACGACCTTGACGTCACCGCAAATTCTATACGCGACATTGACGAGAACAATGCTCCGTATCATCGCAGTCTATTCGTGAACTCTCTGTACGGCAAGGCTGAAACGCTTGCCAAGAACGGTGAAAAGACCCTGCTTGACAAATATATTAAGCGAGTTGTAGAATGGAACGATAAATTGAAGAAGCCGCTTATTACACAGCGTCACAAGTTTTGGAAGCTCCAGGAATTATGTGAACGATGTGTAGAGAAAGCAGAAGCTCGTTCGGAAAAGGAGAGTGTGACTATCGAGAAGGAAGGTTGTAGCATTGTTAAGAACTACTCTCTTGACCGCCTTCAGTTAGTTTTTGACGGAAAGCCAAAGGCTGAGGTCATAAGCAAGCTCAAGAGTAACGGCTTTAGGTGGTCTCCGTCAAATACAGCATGGCAGCGCCAGCTGACAAGTAACGCCCTATATGCAGCAGCAAGGGTTGTTGATGTTACCGTGGAAGAGCTTAGAAAAGCGCAGTAATCAACGAAAAGGCATCCGTCCGTTCCTTGGATAGATGCCTTTTTCATACTCGTTGGATGGGTGAGGATAATTTGCAAATAAGATAAATTTTTCTTGTTAAATACTTGCATATTTGATAAATTATCACTATCTTTGTAATGCAAATAAGATAAACAGGTAATCACCAATTAAAAGCAAATAAGATATGATACTTACACAGCAAACATTGAATGCCATCAGCGCATCTATTGAGAATGCAGAGTTAGAAGACGGTTGGTCAAGCGAGATTGAGGACGAAATCGAGCAGGACAAAATTGTAATCTTCATAACCTACAAGGTATGTGGAAACTACGTTGAGGAGTACGACTACCATTCAGAGGTGCCGTACAACTGCTACGAGAATGTGTCCCACACCGATTTTGAAGATGCCGAGATATTGAGCATCGAGGCGTTCGACGAGGATGGCGAAGAGGTCGCAATCGAGAATTTGAACGAGGTGGAGTATTATAATTAAGACAAGACTATGGAAATCAGAGTAAACATTCCACAAAACGACTACATCCAACCGACAGAAGTTCGGGAGGATGTAGTACAGAAAATCTGCGATGTATTCCTCGACAATCGCACAGGGTATTATCACAACATCTTCCACCCAGTGAATGACGGTGGTTATCGTGTGAGAACGCTTGGTTTGCGTATTCACAAGAAAAGTGGTAGAGCTTATGAGTTTGACCACAAGGCTCTGTTTGACAGCGATGATTTTGTGAAATTCCACGGCAGCGAAATGAAAGCCGCTTTTCAAGCTCTCATAAAGGCTGGCTACCACATGTACAGAGTTTATGAATATGGCTCATGGATGGGGTATGTCTGTGACAAGAAACCACATTACGAAGGAAATACCGAAGTGTTTGAATTCAACGATTTTATTGACTAAAAAACAAATACGCTATGACAAGTTTAGAAATGGTACAGTATAAGCGTACCGACGATATGGATAGTTTGTATCTGATGCTTGCAAATGAAAGTTCCATTTATGAGCTTTGGCACGATACAGCAACCCGCTTAGCAAGAAGAGTTCTTGCCGGCAAGGAAATGGATTACGACGAGTTAGCAGCCGAATACGGCAAGAAGATAGCCCCATCACTCGAAAGACTCTGCATTCGTCACCATAAAATTTGTGGCGAGTGGCTGAAGGTTACCGATGAACAAAAGAGAATATTAGCGTGGCAGTGGTTCTATAATGACATCATGGAAACTGTCTTATTCCTTAGACAAGAACTTAAATAAGTCGAGAATATGTTGCCTGATAGTTCAGAAGCCGAGCATTTGGCTGAGATATGCGATTATGACTTCAATGATTACGAACCTTATTCTGCCTTGGAGAAGCAATTCTATCTGAAAGCAAGAAGCCATTGCTTCTCTAAGGAAGATATAGGTAAGTATGTTATAGTACAAAATTCAAGAAGGAATCGAAATGTCATGCCAACGATGTATCTTGTTGATAGAGCCAAGACCAAACGCATGTGGTGGTCTCCTGCGTCTATTTATGCTATGGTGTTTGAGAGTAAGTCTGCTGCCGAATATCAAGCTAAGAGGTATAAGTATAATAGGCAAGAGTGAAGCAAATAACACCCAAAATGGCTGATATGGAGTATTACGAAAATAATTATGACTAAGAAATAACTATGAAATACGAAGATTGGAGAAAACAACGTCAAGAAAGTTTCAGCAAATTGCCGTTAAAGGCAGCTTTTAGCCAGAAGCAGTTTGAAGAAATGATGTCGGAGTGTGGGCTGACAACAAGTGAGGAAGATTTGCAGAAATTGCAACCACTTGGAGGTGGTGCTTATTGCCTGAAGACTGACTATCACTTGTTTATCGAATGGACTGAGGAGCAAGACAGACAGCAAAAGGAGTTCTTGTCTGATGAGGAGCAGTTAAAGGACGCTCTGATATACGAGTTTGGAAACCATGAGTGCGGTTACACTATGGATCCGAAAGAAGCGGTTCGTGAGCTCTTTGATGATAAGGAAGCAAAGAGAAATGAGCTGTTAAAGAAAGTCCTTCCTATCGCATGGAAGGAATATCTTGAGAAATGCGATGATTACTAATTATCATATTTGACTGTGGTGGCTGCTCGTCCGTGAGGATAGGCAGCTTTTTTTTTAATGCCACAAGGCACTGGTACACAACGAAATAAACTTGCAAATAAGATAAACTTTTCTTGTTAAATACTTGCATATATGATAATAAATCACTATCTTTGTAATGCAAATAAGACAAATAAGTAATCACTTAAAATTCTAAACATTATGGCAACTTTTAAGAATATCCTTACCCAAAAGGGTCTTACCGAGAACGAAGTTAAGAACATTGAGCGTGAAATCAAGCTCGATACCTATGCAAGTATCTTCAACCAGTATATGAAGGAAGGAGAGAGCAATTCACTTAGCGATGCCATTCCGCAGCGTATGCTCTCCCTTATCAAGGTTGAGTTCGATGATGAGCGTGAAATGGCAGAATGGGAAAATGGAAACCTTTTCTTTGATGCTACAGACTTGGAGCTGGCAATTGCCTATGTAAGAAAGAATGTCGATATGGAGCGTGTGGAGAGAGTCCGTTCGGTCCTCGCTTCAAACAATATGGAATTTGATGATGTGGACGAGGATCTGTCAGATGAAATCTACGACCTCATGGAGGAGTATGGCGCAGACCACGACCTCGCAGAAGGTTGGTGGGAGTACGAGGGAACAACAGAAGATATACTGAAGGAACTTTAATATCGGCAATTATGGAAACGATAAATGCATACCCTGCACTGGAAGTAGGAAGATACAATCTTACGGGAGCAGACTTGCGCACCAAAGGATTGAACCTATATATCATCGTAGAACGCGACCATAACTATTATGACGACTCAGATACAAACTTTCTGTATTTTGATGCTGACGACAATCGTCTGAAGACCGGTCAGTGGACAACAAGAGGGTATTGTGGTGACTTTTACTATGACTATCCTCGTATTACGGAAGCCGACGACAATATTAAAAATAATGCTCTTGTTGCAATGCGAGACTATGCAAAAAGTGCATCGACACCATCGAGCCTAACCACAATGTGGTGGAGAGATTATGATATAGAGGAGTTCGGAATTCCATGTGATGTATCGGGAGGCCGCAAATATCAAGGAGAAGGCGTATTGGTTAAACTATACAACCACAAGAGCTATTACGGTTCTTCGGAAAGCGTTTCTGTATGGACCGGCGAGAAGATGGAATTTGTCAATCCTCGTTTCGTGAAAGTCGACACGGACTTGGTTCTCTCCAAGATGTACGAGGCTCTTGACGGAATGTCATTTGATGAGCTATACAAGTTCTTCAATGAGTTCTATGACTCTCGTTATGATAGTCCAACAACATTGATGTTAGAGAGAATATGTCCGATAGTACCTACGAACCGACCTACACTCGAAGACAAGCGTAGAAACCTGCGAGAATGGGTCGCAGACAAGTTCAGCGGTAAGACTCCGGAAGAGCAAGAGAAAATAACACATTGTATCATGATGAAGAAATATGGAAAGGACACAATATGAAACTAATATTGACAGACACAAATAAAGGGTATTCATGGAGTAACAGAAACAGATATTATCTATGTGAAACAGAGGAGGAGTATGACGAGCTCGTGGAGAAATACAAGGGTCACGAAAACTACCAAAAGGTTTATATGTTTGGATGCTATCGTGAGGTGGCAAACTCCACGCAAGTACAGATTGGTGTGGGCATCCATTGCCGACCACATACAGAAGTGAGCGATGGTTATGCTGTTCATGGTGGTCACACTTTGGATGCGGAGGGAATAACTGTCAGTTATAGAAATAGTACGTCGTCTATGGACTACACATCATACGAGCACTATATAAAACCAGGAACTATCAAGGTAGACAAAACGGCAAAAACAGAAAGTTGGTGGGTATGAACAAAAGAAATTTAACTCCAGCACCGATTGACAACAAGAATATTCTCGAAGATTTTGCCGACACAATTGTCTGCGAGTTCGATGACGGAATAGCGGAGCGCCAAACATTTTGGCGAGACAGATGTTTGTATCTTGTTGATTACGCCTTCGGCACCAACAGCGGAACTGTCAGGTGCGTATATGGTAATCCAACTGACCTTGACATCTTAAAGTTAAGGGATGAATTGTTCAGATACCTTAACTGTGAAGATGAGAGAAACACAAGCTGCTGTGAATTGGAGGTGAGCGAGAAAGATATACGCTTTGCTTTCTATTGGAGAGAAGAATAAAGATTTATAGTTTAGTTTTTTAAGTGTAGAGGGAGGGGCAAATTTGCGGCTCGCCCCTCTTTTTTATTGGCAAAAACGCATCTATTTACTGAACGAGAGCGTTCACCACTATTTGATAACCTCAGACGAACGCACAACTTATTATAACTTACCTTTGCTATTGACAAAACAAAACTGCCTCATTTCTGCTGTGAGGCACGATTAATAACCCACAAGTAAGAAATGGCAAAATTAAGAATTTACAACGAAATTGTCAACGAGGAAGACAAGGTATTCTTGCAAGACTGGTGCGGCACGGACGGTCTTTGCTACAAGGATATTCCCGAGTTCCTCGACTCCATGGAGGAAGGTGACAATGAGATAGACATCAGGCTTCACTGCCCTGGCGGAGATTGCATTGAAGGCTGGGCTATCTATGACGCTTTGCGTAACTCCGGAAAGACAATCTCTGCGACCATCGAGGGCGAGTGCTCCTCTATGGCTACGATTATTCTCCTTGCCGCTCCGAAGGAAAGGAGATTTGGCTTCGAGAATGCAAGAATGTGTATTCACAACCCTGCAGTTGAATGGCTTGACCTATGGGCGAGCGATAGACTCACGGCAGATGAGATTATCAAGCTCAAAGCCAAGCTGACAGCACAGGAAACCTCTCTTCTCGAGGAGCAGAACAAAATCCTTGACCTTTACGTTGAACGTACCGGCTCTGACCGAGGCGAGCTACAAGCGTTGATGAACGAGGATAAGTATGTTGACATGAGTCGTGCGGCAGAGCTTGGCTTTATTAGTTCAACACTTGCTCCCAATACAGACAACAAGAAAAAACATAAATCATCAAAATCAAACAAAATGGCAAAAGAACAGATTAAGATTGAGAGTCGACTTTTCAAGAAAATCCTCTCATTGGCTGGTATCGCCAAGATTGAGGACGTGCAGATCCTCGACCAAAAGGTTACCGCTGCAGACGGTACAGAGTTTACGGTAGAGCGTGAGGATGGTGACCCGCAGGTGGGCGACAAGGCTTATCCAAATGGAACTTACGTTCTTGAGGATGGCACTACTATCGTTGTTGCGGACGAGACTATTGAGTCTATCACACCAGCAGGAGAAGGTGATGGTGACGGTGACGGCAACAGCGACCTCAACGCAAAGGTAGATGACCTCACCAAGCAGGTGGCTGACCTTACAGAGAAAGTAAACACGCTTACCTCTGAGAAGGAAGCACTTGCGACCGACAAGGCTAATCTCGAGAGTAAGGTGTCTGCGCTTGAGGCAGAAGCCAAGACGGAAGACGAGAAGAACATTCTCGCAATCGTAAACAAGGCTGGCGGTAAATCCTGGCTTGAGAGTCTAAAGGACATGTCCTCAACATTCACCGCTAACAACCGCAAGTTTGTGGCTCATGGCGATAACAAGAATGACCCGCAGGGCGAGACTCGTGCCCAGCGTATGCTCCGTGAGCAGCGTGAGCGTCAGGAGGCTAAGCGCAAGGCAAAGAAGTAACCAACAAGTTTAACAAAAATAAGAATAATATATGAAAACGATTGACTTTAGCAAGTTTACAGTCGATAATGGAGCGATTCGTGACCTTAACGAACTGCTCTTCACTTCGATTTTCAACGACCCTGACCTTGAGCGCACCTGTACCCCAGTAACAGAAATTACCAATGGTCAGAAGTTTGGTCTGCTCGACTCAATGGGTGATGTCGGTACTCCTGGTGGCAAGTGCGACCCTACCTACAGCAAAATCAGCATTACCGGCGTTGAGAAAACCTGGGATTTGGGCCGATGGAATATTCCAAAGAGCGTTTGCTACGAGGATCTGACCAACACCCTCGCAAAGTATGGCATGCATCCAGGCACTGAAGCCGGAGACATCACTGACACCGCTTATTTCGACAAGGTTCTTGAACCATTGCTCAAGAAGGCCATTACCGAAATGTTCTGGCGTCTGACTTGGTTTGGCGACAAGGAAGCAAAGAATGTATCTTCATCAGGTGTTGATACAACAGGTGGCGGCCACATTACTGATGCTATCAATCCAGAACTACTCAAACCTACAGACGGCTTTTGGAAGAGACTGCAGGCAATCATCGCAACTAATTCAAGCCAGCAGACAAGCATCGCTGCCAACAGCGCCGAGTCTAAGGAGTTGCAGAAGAAGAACATTCGCCAGTCGGGTGTCGCTATCGGCATTATTGACGACATGCTTACAGAAGCAGACTCTCGTATCTTCGACAAGCCGGACCATGCCATCATGATGACCAACTCGCTCTTCAAGGCTCTGCGCAATGACGTGGTTGACAAGTACGGCAAGACAACAATGCCTTTCGAGTTTGTTAGCTCGGGTATTGGTCTGTCAGAGTACGACGGTCATCAGATTATCGTGCTCGACATTTGGGACCGTCTCATCCGTAAGTTTGAGGATAACGGAACAACCCTCAACTGTCCGCACCGTGCCGTGTTCTGCTCACCAGGCAACCTCTTCGTTGGTACATCAGACAAGGACCGCATGGCTTCTCTTACTGTGGAGTTTGACAAGCGTAAGCGTGACAACTTCATCTTTGCAGAGTCTGACCTCGGTACCGTTATCGGCGAGGACGACCTCGTGCAGGTAGCTATCTAAGTATTAACAACTATGGAAGGGGGAGGTCTGTATCTTCCCCTTTTGTAGATTAAAAAACAATAAACATTATGGCAGAAACATGTGATTTTGCTCTCGCACAAGACATTTCTGTGAACTGCGAGAAACCGCAGCAGGCAGGTTTAAGAAACACTGGCTGGCTCGTCAACTACGACGATATTGACTGGGCTACACTTGCACAAACCGACAATGTTGTCTCCAAACTCGCCCTTGCGTCAGGTAGAGCTTATAAGGTGGTTGTTCCAGGAAAGACTCCTTTCACCGGAACGCAAACTGCTCTTACTACAGGAACTTACCTTAATAAGTTCACCAAGACGGCAGCTATCGTTGTTCTTAATTCGGGTCCTGATGTTTCGAAGAATGTTATCGATCAGCTCGCCAATGGACGCTTTGTGTTCATTTTTGAAAATAAGTACCGTGGCGCTGACGACAAGAACACCTTTGAGATTTACGGACTGGAACAGGGCTTGACGGCTTCTGAAATGACCAACGATAAGTACAGCGAGGACACCGATGGCGGTTGGGCTGTAACCCTTGTTGAGGAAGGTGCTCCAAGTAGCGGTATCTTCCTGTTTACTGAGTCTATCGCTGCAACTCGTGCAGCGTTAAAATCTCTTGAAACAGGCTCACACACAGAGTAAAGTATGGAAGATTACGGTGTGATTATGAGCCGACTGACTGAAATGAGGAGCCGTTACGATAGCGGCTTCTCATCATCAGACAGAAGCTATATCGAGCGACTTTACCGAATGTTGCTTGACAAACCGATAAGGAAGACCGGTTGCGCTGATTGCTACCGTGATGCCTACATCGAAGTATTCACTTATCTTAAAAGAACAGGAAAAATGCCTACAAAACCAAATTATATTCTAAAGGCTGGTGTCATCGTGCACCCTAACGGAACAAACAAGTTTTATGCTAATGCGAATATCCCCGACGAGGTCGCAGAAAAGCGCCTTGCAGAATTTCCGGAATCAATCAACGACTTCTTGTCATATCCAAGTGACTATCTCATCCGCGTTGAAGCCCGTAAGAACGGCGAGGTGTCTGCTCCAACAGATGCCGAAGAGCTTTCAGCAGCATACAAAGAAGCTGTGGAAGCCGGCAAGAAAGCTACTGCGGAGTTGGCTGAAAAGACCGAAGAGGCAGCAGTTCTCAAAGAGAAGTTGGCTGCGACCGAGAATGAACTTGCATCCGTAAAAGAACAGCTTGCAGCTCTGCCTGAGACTTCTGGTTCTGATGATGACGGTACGCTCGCCATTGAGAATGAGACGCTTAAAGCCGACCTTGCTGCGGCAAACGAGGAGATTGCAGCATTAAAGAAGGAGCTGGAGGATGCAAAAACAACCACTTCAACAAAGAAGCGCACTGCAAAATCAGCGGAGTAAACCCATTTAACCCATTGTACTTATGAATATCAATAACGTAAGAAAACCAGCCAGACGAATTGACGTAAGCTATTGCTCTACGTTGAATATACAATCCTACGGAAGAGATAATCTCTATCCGCAAAAAATGCGTAGCCTTATCCGAAGCTCGCATACTGGAGGTGCTTGCTGTGAGCGTTATCAGACATTCATTGAGGGCAATGGGTTGAATAATACTGATTTTTCAGAGTATGTCTGTAATCGTGCAGGAGATACCGTAGATGATGTTTTCCGTCTTATCGCTCATGATATGGCAGAGTGTAACGGCTTTGCTCTCCATGTAAACTATAACGTTTTTGGCGAAATAGTGGAAGTTTCCCATATTCCTTTTGAAATGTGCCGATTGGAAGAGGAAACCGAGGACGGCAAGGTTATCTATGTGAATTACCATCCCGATTGGACTGGTCATAAGTCTCGAAAGGGAAAGATAATTCGAGTTACAAGAGAGAACGTAAAGAAAATCTATACGTTCAATCCGCGTAAAGAGGTTGTCATGGCTCAGATCATCAAAAGTGGTGGCATAGAAAACTACAAAGGGCAGATACTGTGGTTCTCAATGGACGGCAAATGGATATATCCACGCCCCATCTATGATAAGGTTGTGACTAACCTTTCAACTGATGAAGGACTTGACAATGTGAAATACCGCAATGTCAGAAACAACTTCCTGCTTGCAGGTATGCTCACGCATAAGAAAGGTTCTTCACTCGGAATTGACGAGAATGGTAACGAAATCAAAGACGAGAACGACAACTCTGCAAGCATCAGCGAGAGTCTTGACATCTTCCAAGGCGATGAAAATGCCTGTGCCATCATGGACGTCACCATAGAGTCAGATGAAGACAAGCCAGAGTTTACATCGTTTGAAGCGCAGAACTTCGACTCCAAATTCAAGTGTACCGAAGAGAGTGTTACCAAGAGTATCTATATAGCCTTTGGTCAAGAGGTATTCTACCGAATTATCGAAGGCTCGCTTGGCTTCTCCACAGACATTATGTCTGAGGCTTTCCGATATTACAGTTCTTACACCAGTAGTCCTCGACGCGCAATCAGTCGTGCCTTGAAGCGTATCTTCGACAACTGGAAAGAGAATGTAAACCCATCGGATGACTATGAGATACAACCACTTGTGTACCAAGGAAAATAAATTTATATGGAACATATATTACAACCTACTGACGTTCGGTCGCTCGGACGACCTATCGGAAAGGTTGCTGATGAGAAGCTGATGGCGTTTATCACTGAGGCAGAGCAGCTACATATAAAGCCTGTCCTCGGTGATGAGCTGTTCCTTAGAATTCTCGACAGCAACGAGAAAGACAACAATGAAATTGCAACACTTTTAAATGGCGGAACATACAAGGATAAGAGAGACGGACTTCGCAGCTTCATGGGGCTCAAAGTTGCACTCTCTTATTTCGTTTATGCTCAAAACCTAATGTCGGGTGATATTGAGTCCACTCGCTTTGGGTCCGTGATGAAGAACGGGGATTTTTCCACGCACATATCATCAAAGGAGCGTTCTGACGCATACAACAACGCTGTGGATGTGGCAAAAGCCTATCTTCGGGAGTGTGTCGAGTATTGCAAGGAAATCGGCCTTATAAAAGTGGTTGGAAGAGCGAAATACAATGTCGGTGGCGTTACAATCCGCAAAATCGGCAAGTAATAACCATTAGAAAGCAATAATCATGAATTTAACAGATATATCATCACTAAAGGGCAAGGTTGCCAATGGTGGAGCCACTTCGCAAGGCATTTTGACGAGCGAGAACTGGAATACGCTCGTGAGTGCCGTAGATGAGCTCCAAGGAGCCTCTATTGTGGCTGTTACGCCATCTGCAAACCCGACATCATCGTCAGTGAACGTGATTTTGCAGTTTCAGACGGGAAAAGGTAATCCAGTGCAGTGTCAGTTGGTAATTCCAGCGTCGAGCGAGGCTTCTGCCGGTGTTTTTACGCCAGCGCAGCTCAATTCGCTCAAAACACTGATACAGACGGCTCAAAATGCCGCAAACGCCAACACTACGAGCATCAACTCACTAAAAGGCACATTGGATTCTACCACAAAAGCGGCAAATGCATCTGCAAGGCTTGTAATTCCCGTGTTTTGCAACAATAGCATCACATTCGAGACCGAAGAGGCGTTCAAGGAACGTGGAATGGATGAGGAGAGTTATCAAATCCTCAAAAATGTGGAGTATGCAGCTAAAAAATACATTGCTTGGCACCACAAAACTGGCGAAACTATAAACATAGATACGCTTGCACTGCTAATAGTTAGTTCCGATGGAACACCATCTGTTGTTACAGAGGAATTAACAGAAGAATTTAAAGAACTGCCGCAGCTTTACGAGCGTGTAACGACCGTGGAAAACATCAAGTATGTGTACAAGCTGTACGCGATTGTAGACTCGTCTAACACGCATGTGGCTATAAATGAGACCGGGATGCTGTATTACGATATAGCGACACAGGAGTTCTTCAAATATGTATACAGAAGACCGAAACCAGGGGCGGCTCTTGGATGGGTGAGAACAAAGGTTGAAGATGTGAACCTCGACGCTGTTTTTGTGTGCAAGGAGAAAATCTATGAATATAAGGACGGGGGAATGGTTGCCATAGGCTCTTCATTGGAGCTTGGAACAACCAATGGCACTGCCTACGAGGGCTCGAAAGGTGCAGCTCTTGAAAAGAGAGTAAAGAAACTTGAGGGCAATCCAGTCAGTCCTATTTATAACGTAACGGTGGAGGTGCCTCTTTCTGATGGCGCTTTCTATTCTTTGTATAATGCTGAGTACACGAATCTGTCTGCCCTTCATGCTTCACTGCCTAAAGCAACGAAAGGTATGATATTGTCATTTGCTATTGCTAAAGGCAAATGGAAGACCTACCAGTACACATCTGAAAGCATTGAGAGAGAGGACTGGATAAACATCGACAACTGGCAGGACTTTGGCTCGCTTGCTGCAGGATCAGAAACGTACATAATCATTGATAGTCTTTGTGGTCCTCGTCAGACAACCGGCTCAGGCGGCAATCCGCTTCCGTATGACCTTGCAAGCGCCGTGCAAGCGTTGGCAGACTACGAGAAGGCAAGTCAGATTACATATCGTAAGCGTGGCCTTGTAATTTCTTATGTGATTGACGCAGACGGAACAAAGATGGAGACCAAACAGTTCCAAGGTGCCGTCACGGACTTTATGAACCTTGAGTTTTGGAATGACTTCGGAGGCGGTGGCTCAAAAGTCGTTACATCTGACAACCTGGAAGTGAATGGCACTGATGCGTTCTCTACTGGTGGCGCAGCACGCTACATCCCTGTTTCGGGAAAATTTGAAAAGAACGAGGACGCTAACACTTTGAACCTCCAGTTCTATGGAGCTGATGATGAAGAGCAGACAAACGACCCTCTTTTTGCCATTGAGAACATTCCCATGGGAGGCTCGGGCGGTGGAGGTCCTGTCGCCACTATCAACTTCACCATCGTAAACCAAAACAAGGTTATTGCAGTAAACAGCGAGTTTATCCTTCAGCTCGACATCGACACGGAGGATGAGGTGGATCAGATTGTCATTGCTGACAAGACTACTGGCACTGCGTTGAAAACTGTGAACGAGCCTAAGCCTTCGGGTGGTCTGTATAATGTAGACCTTTCGGAGTACTTCAAGAACGCTTCAAATCAGAAGTTCAGCATCACTGTAAAGTCCGGCTCTCTCTCGCTTACCAAATCCCTCACTATCCGTGCCGTGGATGTGTCGGTGGCAAGTGTGCAGACGCTCGGCTATACTGCCGATACCGTTTTGCGTGTTGGTGGTGGTCAGACATCTATCAATGTTTACAAGTTCCCAAACAACGTTTCGTCTATCAATGCGACCGTTGAGGTGTATTACAATGGCGAATGGAAGGTGTTCCAGGAAAAGACTATTACATCTACAGCCACACAATCTGTAGTCATAAATCCTCGTGACCTCTTCGGAAACGGAGAAGTTGCTTTGACGCATAGCGTTCTTCCTATTCGCGTCCATGGAGTGGAAGCTGACTCGGGTGTTGTGGGCAACTACCTATACACTGGACTATTCGTAATTGACGACAATGCTATACTACCGTTGATTCTGATGAACTGGACTTGCGATGGAGAGGAAGCCACCGTAAAGCTCTTGCAGTCCATTAGTGTGAATATTGCCATATACGACCCGACAAAAGCTATGGGTTCGGCAGACTTCTTCGTCACGAACAGCAAGACTGGCACCAAGACCTTGCTGCGCTCAATCGAAACAAACCGCTCTATTGCCCAAACTCTAACCTACCGTGTGGAGAATGTGGAATATGACGGCTCGGTATCATTGTCAATAAGTGGAGAGAACGGCAACGCTTCAACTCTGCTGCCGATGAAGTTTACCGTGAACGGAACGTTGCTCGCTATCAGTAGCATGGGCAATGCTGCTCTTGACATCAACCTCCGCAGACGCAGCAATTCGGATGTTGATAAGTCTATCAAGTCGTCATTTGTCAATGCGAGTGGTCAGACAGAGACTTTTGAGTTGAAGGTGTTTGGCTCAAACTATTCATCTAACGGCTTTGTGAAAGACTCATACGGCACATCACAGTATGGACAGGACAACGACCCCGGCATCATGGCACTTCGTGTAGCAGAGGATGTGACGGCTTCGCTTGATTATCCTCTTTTCGCAAATCAAAACGTAGAGACAAACGGTTCTGCTTTCCAAATGACATTCCAAGTGAAGAACGTCATGGATGATGATGCGGTTCTGTTGAAGTGTTTTGACGGAACGGTTGGCTTGTATATCAATGGAGGAAGTATCATCTTCACCACCGTAGGTGCAAATCCAACTGAGGCAGCAAGCACCGACTCTACCTCTATCCGCGCCAACTATACACAGGGAGAAGTTATCACGCTTGCTCTTGTGTTTGAGAAAGCCGGTGCTTCACCAAAGGCTGGTGTCGCCCTTGTCAAGATGTACATCAATGGTGAGGATGTTGGAGCTTGCTATTACAATACGGGACGCAGTGCGACTTACTCTGAGGCGACATTTGAGTTTGATGGCAAGTTTGCAGACCTTTATATCTACGACATCATGGCGTGGCGCACATTCTCTGATGACTACCGAAAAGTGTGGGAGGAGTACCTGCTCAAACTGTCGGACACTTCGACAATGATTAACGAGTACGAGGAGAACAACAGTATTATGGCCACACAGCAGATTACCGAGGAACCCACGCAGCTAATTGCAGCCAGCGGCAATCGTGTTCATGTGGAGACTGGTAACTACGAGCGTCCACAAGCCAACGCCCTCTTCAATATCGGTATACCGTATTTCGTCATCACGGCCAACCAAGAGGTCATCGATGCAGAAGGCTATACTTATGCAGACGAGAAGAATGGAGGCAATTTCCCTTCATGGTTGGAGTCAAGAACATCGGATAAGAAATCCACAATCTATGTGGACGTATATGCGTATTTTCCCGACAGACCTTGGCAAAACTTCGTAGCTTACAAGGTTCCGATTACCAACCAGGGAACAACCTCGTCAAAGCGTCCTATTAAGAACGTAAAGATGAAGTTCAAGAAAGCAAAGTCGATGGAGTTGCTGCATAAGCGCTCCGACTTTACCGATCCAAAGCAGCTGGCACTCTACGACATCTGCGCTGCAAACATCGCCAAGAGAAAGGTGCAGATTTACGATGAGAGTATTCCGACCAACATCATCACTGTAAAGGTGGACTATTCAGAGTCTGGTGGTGCGCATAACGGAGCCTCAACAGAGCTCTTCAACCTCGTTCAGCGTGCTCTCGGCAAGGACTATATGACCCCGGCGCAGATAGCATACGACTCGACGAACCCAAAGTACACGATGAACTCGTCTATCGACTCCATCCCGTGTGCTTTCTTCCGTACCGACACCACAGACCCGAAGAATGCTTATTTCCATTCTAAGGGAAACTGGAACCAAGACAAAGGTGATGCCGCTATCTACGGCTTTGAGAAATGTGCTGCGTACAACGACAAATGCCTTAACTATGGCGACTTCAAGGAGGTTGTCGTTACTACCGTTGATGACGGAGTAAACAAGGCTGATTTGGTTACACAGAGGGCTGCTGCTTACGTTCTCGAGAACTTCTCTAAGATGAACGCATCCGTACCATACATCTTTACGGAGTTCTGCGGCCAGAACTATAGGGTGTATCGTGATAATGGCGAGGGTACGTTTGAGGAGGTGGACCCGGTAGCTTCGTTTGTTGAGACAACAGAGTCGGCAGAGCAGATGAAGACACACCTCTCCGATTTTGACCTCAGCGCAACTTATCGCTATGACACTACGCCAGAGGCAGAGGGAGAGCATACTTATAAGTATTATCATTATGTTTCTAAGGGCTTCAAGGACACGACAGGTAGAATGTACTTCAATCAGACAACCCAGCAATGGACGGTTACTGGTGATGTGCTTAACCCGGTCGAAAACTATGAAATCCTAACATACGATGATATGGCGTGGTTCCGAGGCGTCAGCAAGCCTGCTGATATGATAAAGAAGGACAACCACTGGACGAACTACTTCGAGTCTCGTTATCCTGATGATGACGACCTCAATGACCTCTATGCGAATGGCGGTAGTTTTGTGCAGTGCGACTCTGTATCTGGAGCGACAACAACGGAATACTATTGGGATGCTGTGGACGAGAACAGCAAGCTCATAAATTCTGACGAGGGAATATCAAACCATAAGGAAGGCATTGTGTACAAGACAAAGGACGGCATCTATTGCAAGTATAAGAGTAGCTGCAAAAAGATTCCGTATCAGCTTTTCCGTTGGCTTGAGTTCTGCCACCGTGCCGACTATGAGACAGGTAATCTCTCGTTGTGGAAGACCGACCTTTACAAGTACGCAAACCCATATTCGGTATTCTGTTATCACTGCTTTACAGACGTGTTACTTGCGGTGGATCAGCGTTCCAAGAACATGATGTTGGGCTTTTACTTGGAGAAGGACGGAAGTGTAAGATTGTATCTCAATCACTTGTATGACGGTGATACAATTCTGACTTCCGATAATAACTGTGGTCTTACCGTACCGGTAGACCTCGACCCCGACTCCGAGGAGGCTCGCAACTATTATGCAGGCTTCGGTTCTGTATTGTTCCGCAACAACTACCTTGGTGGTGGTCGTGTGCAGATAGATGCAGACGGTAATACTATCTCCTTGTCGCAAGTCTATAATGCAATGCGTTCCGTGCAGGTTAATGGTAACGCTCCATTCTCTGAGGCAGGATGCACATCGTTGTGGATAACCAAGCGTTTGTCAAAGTGGGCAAAGCTCGTCAGCTCATTCGACCAGGAGAGAAAATATGTGAATACAATGGCTTACGACGACACCTATCTGTACGCTATGCACGGCAGAGGAGTTCACATGCTTCCACAGGTGTTCAAAAGACGCTTCCAACTCCGTGACGCATACTATGGTGGTCCATCATTTGTGGCAGACCAGTATGGCTTCCGTGGAACGCCTAGCTCGTCAGCTGGTATGAAGTTCACGTTCAAGGCTGCAGAGGCAGGCTATTTCACTCTTGGCATTGACGGCACTGATGAGTCGCGTCGTATGACAGCCGTTCATCTTGAAGCTGGAGAGAGCTATACTTTCTTCACGACACAGAAGACGGTCGGTAACTCATACCAGACATACTTCATCGGATGCTCCAACGTATCAGAGCTTGATGTTAGCGGCAACACCTTTGAGACAATGAACTTTACCGCTTTTACGAAGCTGAAAAAACTGACCATCGGCGGAGCTAACTACAATGCAGCGAGCGGAGTAATACCACAGACAAGGCTTGATCTCGGCAACATGCCGTACTTGGAGGAGATAGACATTCGCAACCATCCGATAACGGCTGTTGATACATCCTACTGTCCTCGATTGACCAAAGTCCTCGCAGAGGGAAGCGGCTTGCAGACGATAACACTGGCTCAGACCTCCCGAGTAAACGTGCTGACTGCTCCGTCCTCTCTTACTGCATTGGAATTTGTGAGCATCCCGAACTTGGAGTACACTGGGCTTAATGCAAAGTCCGGCTTCCAGGTATCGTCCTTCAAGGACGTTACGAGGGTTCGTATCGAGAATACGCCTAAGTTCAATCTTGCAAAACTCATTTCCGATGTTCTTGCAACAAGGACATCGATGTGGTACCTGCGAGTAGCGAACCAAAAGCTGGAAGGTGACGGTAAGGAGCTTGTCGGAGTTGCCAATGCGGATGTCCGTGGACTTGACATCAGTGGTAATGTGCAGACGAAGCCAATAATCAGCGGCAAGTACATCCTTACCGAAATACTTGAGGAAGCGGAGATAAAGGCTATAGAGAAAGGTATCGACGAGCTCACTTTGTTCACAGGTATTCTTGCTTACATTCACAATATTTCGTGGTATCTCGGAGGAGAATACGCAGAAGTTGGTGGTGATGTTCCTACAGAAGACAATATCAACGAGTGGTATTCTTACTACAATGGAGAGACCTATGGTGAGTATGCGGCACGAGAACTTGGAACGAGTGGTTCTGACGGCTATAACGATGCTGATATTTCAATCTTCATCACTATGTCAGCGGAAGACATCGCAAACAAGTACGGACAATGGAGCCTTGTATTCCTTCCTAAGAGCATGTAATCAATAACGCCACTCTTGAGATTTATATCTTAGGAGTGGCAAATTACCAACTTTTAAAATCACTAATCAGTATGGCATCAAATGCACAAGTAGTACAAAAATTGCGTGATGTAAAGGACGCGCAAGTACAGGCTCTTATTGACACGGGATTTAAGGATCTCTCGACATCGATGAGGGCAACGCTGTTTCCCGAGTACATTCAATGGGCTAACGGATTGCTGAGTATAGACTTGGCGGTAAACAGAAAGACGGACAACCAAGAGTTCTATTTTAAGATACTGGATGAGTCCACAATAAACACCACATCGGCAAATATATCCTCTGCCGTGACCAACGAATGGGCGCAGCTCTCTGCCGAAGAGCAGGGAAAGTTCCTTATCAGAGGCATCCGCATCCGTTCACATCATCAGTCTTTCGTGATGGCAGCAAACCGCTTTGTCAACAGTTCGTGGGGAAGCGCGTCACTGACAGTAACGAAAACGCAACATACGGATGCGCCAAAGGTGTACGCCGACTATGATGCTGAGGAATTGACGACCGCAATCCTCACAGCTCATCAGACAGCCGGATATGAAGCTCCTGCTGCAAGAGCCGTGAGAGAATACAAGGCTTTCTTGAAAGAGGGTGGTGATGGGCAGGACGATAACAGCGTATGGAACCTGCCGACCATCAATCAGGCATGGGAGATTTACCGTTACCATATCGCTCTGCAGAACATTCTGACCGCGTTATGGGGTATAACCTTCGACTGGGGCGAGATACACACTTGTCAGTCGTTTTCTGCAAGTCAGTTTTGGCGAGTGAATACGCAGTGTGGTTACGCTTGGTACGACTCAAACAAATCTAACAACTATATTGTTGTAGCGATATCTAACAAATAAAAATAAAATTTATGACAGAAGCAGAGAAGTCAGCTATCTTGCTGAGAGTGAACAAAGAAAAGCAGATTGCAGCGTTGAAGAACGCAGGCATTGAGCTTGGCATCGAGACCGCAACCGGAACGGACATCGCCAACGCAATGAAATGGGCTGGAGGATTGCTCGACCTTTGTGTGGCGGCTTACCACAAAGCGACAAAGCAGCTTACGTTTTTTACTAAACAAGAATGGAATGACCTTTCATCAAATAGCCGTTACGCATACATGACGCTTGGTGTCCGCATCCGCGCCTACTCCCATCAGTGGATTATCGGTAAAGAAAACATGCTTAATGACACAGGTGGCAATACGCATGCGTGGGCGGCACAGAACGGATGGAACATAGACGAGCTGAAAGACTATGGTAACCCAAACGACGGAACAGTATGGGAAGATTTCGATGGCGAGGGTAATACCGACAAGATTGTAGCCTACGCCAAAACCAACAACCGCTCGCATCCAGCAGCAGAGCGTGTTCGTGCTTACTCGCTATCTTCTGACGATCCTGCAGCCGGTAAATACTATCTGCCGTCTATTGCGCAAATGCGAACAATGACGAAGTACCGTGACGAGATTGACGAAATGATGACCCTTATCAGTGGTACAACACTTATTAAGGATTGGTACTGGTCAAGCACCGAGTACTCGTCGAGCAGCGCATGGTTCGTGTACGTTAGTTTCGGTTACATCTACAGCAACGGCATCAAGACCAACACGAACAGGGTTCGTCCTTGTCTGAGTTGTGAAGCAATTTAATCTCTTTGTCTCTTTGTCCCTTTGACTCTTTGAAAACTTCCTCTCTTTCAGTGAGTTACCCGTCAGGGTGGCTCACTGTCTTTAAGGCAGTGAGGAAAAGGCACAATGAGGATGAAGAGAAAGAATGTTAATATAATTAGCAGTCGTTAAGAAAGCAACGCTATTGAATGACATAAATTATGTAAAATTTAATTCCAAATTACGAAATGTTAAGTAAAGACTTGAAAATTTACAAAGATGTTCGTGCGCAGCTACTATGGCAGCAGAAGCGGAAAGTTAAATTCCCGAAAGATTATAAGTATGAGTTTGCGAACCAGATGTTTCTCACGCTTGTACATTGTCTCACTCTCATAAGACGCGCCAACTCAAATAAGCAGAGAAGGGTTCAGTATCTTGCCGAGTTGTTGGAGGAATTGGATGTGTATATGATGTATATCGGGTTGTGCGATGACCTGCACTTGTTGTCCAGAGAAAAGGAAATGCCAAAGGTGATTTTGGATTTGACGACTATAGCGCGTCAAGCGCAAGGTTGGTATAATGCATCACTAAAGGCGACAAATACTTATGGAGGATAGAAGCAAAGAGCAGAATACCCAGAGTTGTGAAGCGCATGTTCACTTCACGAGTGAGGAATTATTAGATTTAATTGGCTCTCCCACCATTCCGGAACAGCGAACAGTCGTTGATTTCAGTGTGGTAAAGAATAAGGCAGCGGAGAGTGTTGCCGAGTACTCGTCGAACAACGCATGGAACGTGAACGTTAGTAACGGTAACATCAACAACAACAACAACAAGACCAACACGAACAGGGTTCGTCCTTGTCTGAGTTGTGAAGCAAATAATTCGATAATCTTCGACATACCCTTTAGTTCGATAGTGCTTGCTTTCTACGATTGCGAAATTAAGAAGAAAAGTACGAACAGCTACCAGCGGTTTCACATGCACAAAGAAGAAAGCCTTGTGTTTCTATGGCAATCCATTGTGCAAGGAGAATACAAGACTTCGATGGCTACCGTGTTTGTTATAGACTACCCGGTGCTTCGAGAGGTCTTTGCAGCAGCTTTCATTGACAGAGTCGTTCATCACTATATTTGTATGCGTATAAACCCCTTGTTTGAATCCATGTTTGAGCAAATGGGGAATGTGTCGATGAATTGCCGAAAAGGCTACGGACAATTTGTAGCGCAAGAACGTGTCAAGAAGATGATGCAGAACGTGTCCGAAGGCTACACAAAGGATTGTTGGATATACAAAGGTGACATCAAGTCTTTCTTCATGAGCATTGACCGAGATATTCTGTGGTCTTTGCTTGAGCCGTTTATCAGAGCTAATTATAAAGGCGATGATTTGGAGTGCCTCATCTACTTAATGAGGATTACGTTATATGACAATCCTATCAACAACTGCCGTAAGTTGTCAGCACCAGAGTTGTGGGAGGCGTTGCCGAAGAACAAGAGTTCTTTCTTTGCACCGAAAGGAAAGAGTTTGCAAATCGGGCGCTTTCCTTCGCAGCTTGAAGCCAACTTTTATGCTGCTGTTATGGACTGGTTTATAATGTACATCCTCGGCTTTAAGGACTATGTGAGGTTTGTTGATGACTTTGTCATTATGTCGCAAAATCGCGAATTGCTGATGTCGGCAGACAAGAAGATAGATGCTTTCTTACGAGAGAAGCTGCTGATACAGCTTCACCCGATGAAGAAGTACTTCCAGCATTACACGAAAGGCGTGCTGTTTGTCGGTGCTATGATACTTCCTGGAAGAACATACATCAGCAACAGAACGCGAGCGCATCTGATTGACACGATATACAAGTATAACAAGCTGCTGAAGGAAGGAAAGGCCGAGAAGAACGCAGAACATTTCGTTCAATCGCTTAACTCATTCTTCGGCATGATGCGACATCACAACTCCTATGGAGTGCGCCGGCAAGCCGTGAACAAGATAGATGAAGGATGGTTCCAGTACTTTTACATTCAAGGACACTTCGAGGTGTTCAAACTAAAGAAACAATTTAAACCTGTCGAGCAGGTGCGGAGAACGATGCGCAAGTGTGGTTCAGCCGTATTCCTCGACCAACTAATGTTAGGCATAGCATGAATAAGAATTTCGTTCCATTACAACAACTCCCCAATGGCCAGTGGCTCGCAACCTTTTGTCTGTATCACAGAAATGTGTTTACTGACGAGGTTCGCCCTCGCCATCATCAAGTGCAGTTCACCAATAAGCCGACCGTAGAAATGTTGAAGCGCAGGCTTCGCACTTTCATTTTGGCTTATCCGGATGAACTTGAATTCGATGTAGAAAAGTTTGATTTCACACCTTATCTAATTTATTGAGCTATGAAGAAATTTTATAAGGAGATAATGGCACTACTGGAGTCAGTGCCATCCGACAAGTACATACACTACAATGTGTGTCTGCTTATCGCGTATGCTTTGATGCGCACACTACCGCTCCCTACATGGCTGCGATATGTGGTTGCCGTGACTGTAACGGTCATCGTCGGAGTAGGGAAAGAGGTCTATGACTTCTTTGACTATGGTCTGTTTGACAAGAAGGATCTTCTTGCAGATTGCGTCGGAGCTGTAACTGGCGCAACGCTCGGGATATAGAAATACCTTTAGGAATGTGAATAACTATGGAGGTTTGCGGTTCGGGAGAATAGCACTCCTTAAAAAGTATTGCAAATATGATAAATAAATAATATCTAAAACTTGCATAATTGATAAATTATCACTATCTTTGCAATAGCAAATAAGATAAAAACAACAACTAAAAAGTAACTTCCGTATGAAGAAGATAATGAAAACCTATTTTAGCGCAGATACTGTAAGTGCAGTATTCGCACTACTCGTGTTTATATGTACAGTATTCGCACTCATATCGCACTTGCTAATCGGAGCAGGAGCCTTCGCATTTTTCGTGGAGCTTGTGTTGTGCGTTATGGGCTGGAACCTTGTTGCAGCCGTCTATGACGAAAACCGTAAAGAATTAATGAAATTCCGAGATAAATGAATGTAATGGCAAACTTTTTATCGTACTTCCTGATGCTCTACCTTGTCGGTGGAGCATTGGCTTTATTGATTATGGTGTACCGATGTCGCAAGGCGTGGTCCGAACTGGACAAGCCTGTTGCTTTCCGTAAGATGATGTTTGTGTCATTTTTGGTTAGCTGGTTCTACGTTATTGATGTCGTGTGCTATGTTGTGGGTAATTTTATAAATAAACAAAACGAGAAACTTAAGAAATGATAAACAGAATTAAATTGGCAGTGGCGGTTCTCTTTGCAAGACGCTCTGTAGTTATTATTGATGAAGGTGAAACCGCTGTTCAGTACACACAGGGTCTTGAAGACAACGAGGTGGCAGAACTTAAAGGTCTTGACTTTGTAGAGTAGTCGGCTTGGCTCACTGAACTTTAAAAAAGTGTTTTTATATGGTAAAGATTGACAGCGATTTATTCAGCAGAGACATCGACCTTGTAAAAGACGAGCTTAACAAAAGAAGTTGGCTTCCGTTTATTACCAAGTCGATGGTTTTGCGTTTGTTCACAAACCTAACCAACAGATGGTTAGATACATACCGCAAACAGCGGCATGAGGATAGTGAAAAGGTGCTTCATCGTATGAAGGAGCTTGAGAAACTTTATGAAGAGAGAGAGCAGCAGCGCGAAGAAGAGCTGCGCAATACACTCTATACTCTGAAAAAGGTTTTTGTGTCAAGTTCAAGCAAGGCTTTCTGTAAGGGAGTATGCAAGGAGCGTTCAAATTGGGACAATGGCTATGTTTGCTCATGCAATAGACATAGTCGTTATGTGAAATCCATCGAAGAACAATTTGACTCCTATATGGAGAAAAACGTGGAACGAATTATTCAAGAATATAAAGACAGTCCAAAATGGAAAAATCAAAGCAAATAGTAAGTCCGCGAAATCCATTTAACTGGATGCCGGAGATAGAGCTAAAAGAGCTGGGTGTCTGTAAGCATCCTAAGCCTGCCGACAAGACTTCTATCGGTTACGACCTATATGTACCGAGGGGCATATTCATTGAGCCCCATTCGAGAACTATCGTACCGACAAATGTTTCACTGAACTTGCCACTTTGCGTAGAAGCGAAAGTAGAGCCAAGAAGCGGCTTCTCCGCTAAAGGTATGGAGGGCTATGGTACTCGAAAGGTGTGGAAGCGTATTTTCGGCATCATACCTTGGCGTTTCACGGAGACTGGCGTTATGCGCTTCAATGCCGACGTTATTAACGGCAAGATAGATCCTGGATATAAAGGAAATATCGGTGTTATCATAAAGAATGACGATGACCGAGGGTTTATCCTTAAAGAAGGCACACGAGTTGCACAGCTGACTTTCTATCGCACTCTTCACCCTCGCTTCAAGGTTGTGGAAGAGCTTTCGTGTAATGACAGAGGTGGTGGTTTCGGACATTCTGGCAGCTCGGATTCTAAGTAGCAAAGAGCTTTCTCATCTGACAAAGGAGTAGTATGACTGAACCGTGCTGTTCACCATATTGCTCCTTATATTTTTACTAAAAAGGTGTATTTGTAGCTACCTTTGAAGAAAAATCAAGCAGTATGAACGTTATCCTCCAATACATCACGAGATTCCTGCGTAGTTACGACTATGCGAGCATTAAGGAGTTTGCGCTCTCCTTGTGTCCCTCATTCAAATATAACCTCCAAATGCCCACGTCTGTCATAAGCCTCATCCTCGCTTTCTCAAGCAAGTATCTCGGTATCGGTCCTATCATTGTTCTTGCAATGTTTATAGCTGTCATTACCGAGACGATTACTGGTATAAAGGCAAGCAAAACACTTGGAAAGAAGTTCGAGAGCTTCCGATTCAGCAGATGTGTTATCAAGGTAGCGATTTGGATGATATTGGTGTTTATTGCCAACTCGTTCGCCTTGGAGTGCGAGTCCAGGAGTTCTTGGATAGATGCCCTTGGAGCTGTGTTCTTCGATATAGTTAGGCTGTTTGTGCTTATCTATTTCGTAATAGAGTATTTTATCTCCATATTAGAAAATCTTGCTGTTATAGATGGCAGACCCAAGACGGAATTTACAGATGCCCTACAGGCTTTGTGGGAAACGGTTGTTGAACTTTGCAAATCTAAAATTTCAAAATAGTTATGAACGATAATTACATTTATTTTACATCAGAGTCGGTGTCTGAAGGTCATCCAGACAAAGTGGCTGACCAAATTTCAGATGCCGTTCTCGATGCGTATCTTGCCAAAGACCCTAACGCCAAAGTTGCTTGCGAAACGCTTGTAACTACAGGTCAGGTTATAGTGGCTGGTGAGGTGCGCTCTTTTGCTTCAGTTGATATTCCAGAAGTTGTCCGCAGAACAATCAAGCGCATCGGTTACGATGATCCGGATTATATGTTTGACGGAAACTGCTGCGGTATCATCAATCTCTTGCATGAACAGAGTGCCGACATCAACCGTGGTGTGAGTCGTGCTGACGAGCAGATGCAGGGTGCCGGAGACCAAGGCATGATGTTTGGCTACGCTACCAACGAGACAGAGAACTACATGCCCCTGCCCCTTTATCTCGCTAACCTCATTCTTGTAGAGTTGAAACGAGAGCGTCAGTCGGGTTCGACAATGTACTATTTACGACCCGATGCCAAGAGTCAAGTAACGGTCGCGTTCGACGAAAACGGCAAAGCTGTACACATTGACAAAATTGTGGTAAGCACACAGCATGATGAATTTGTTGTTCCTGGATTAGGAGTCTCGCAGGAAGAAGCAGACGAGGCGATGCATGAACGCATCCAGTACGATGTGGAGTATCATTTGCTACAGCGTGTGAAGGAAGCTATTGCAGATGACGCTATCGTCTCTCTCTTTGATGACAACACAAAAGTGCTTGTCAATCCTACTGGCAAATTCGTTATCGGTGGTCCGCACGGTGACACAGGTCTTACTGGCCGTAAGATTATTGTTGATACCTACGGTGGTTATGGCGCTCATGGCGGTGGAGCATTCTCGGGTAAAGACCCATCTAAGGTGGACCGCTCCGCAGCATATATGGCTCGCTACATTGCCAAGAATATGGTTGCTGCAGGTGTCGCTGACAAAATGCTCATCCAACTTTCTTATGCCATTGGCATTGCAGAGCCTATGAGTGTGAACGTACAGACCTACGGAACTTGCCACGTTGGGCTGACAGACGCAGAGCTTGCCGGCTACATCGCAGAGAATTTTGATATGCGCCCTTACGCAATTATCAAGGACTTGCACCTGAAGGAGGTCAAATACGAGCCGACAGCTGCCTATGGCCATTTCGGCAGGGAAGCGGACGAGACTCATTTTACTTGGGAACGCCTCGATGCCGTGGATAGCATCAAAAGCGATTTCTTGGTATAATCATTAAAATTACATCACTATGACTGGAGAGCAATTAAAAAGGATAATGCCCAAAGCCTTATCATCGAACATCAACAAGTATCTGCCGTACTTGAACGAGCTCATGCCTGAGTTTGGTATAAATACTCAGCTGAGGTGCGCCCATTTCCTTGCGCAAGTTGCGCATGAGAGTGGCGAACTTCGATATAACACGGAGATTGCAAGCGGCAAGGCTTACGATACGGGACGACTTGCGATTGCGCTTGGCAACACTCCGGAAGCGGACGGTGATGGGCAGAAATACAAAGGTCGTGGTCTTATTCAGCTCACTGGCACGAACAACTACCGCAAGTTCAATACATATATCCATGATGTCCTCAAAGAGGATGTTGATGTTCTTAAATATCCCGAAAAGGTTGCTGAACCCCGTTTCGCCGTGATGACCGCTTGCTGGTTCTTCAAGACGAGCGGCTGCCTTGCACTTGCCGACAAGGATGATGTGCGTGCAGTAACCAAGAGGGTGAATGGTGGATATAATGGATTGCAAAGCCGACAGGCGTATCTTGCAAGAGCTAAAAGGGAAAAGATTGTATGAACAGAATAACTTACATGTTTTGTTTGTTGAGCGCTGCCTTGCTCTTTGTTGCGTGTGGTTCATCGCGACGCGCAACGGAAAATGTTTCCGTTGATTCTGCATCAGTATCGTCACAAGCGACCATTGATGCAGTTTCTTCGGAACTGAGCCGTACAGAGGAGCATGACAGCAGCGATGTGTACGTTTGGACTATCACAACCGAGTATGACACATCCAAGGCTGACAGCACAGGCAAATCACCCATTCTCCGACAGACCGAGTCGTTGGCTGTCAAGCATAGCGGTAGAAAGAAAAGGAACGACACAAAAAGAAACGAAAATATCTCTGCCACCAAGGAAGAGTCTGCTAAAGAATTTCACGGAAATACTAACAAGCGAGAGAACACCAGGGCTGAGTCCAAGAAGCCTTTATACTATTCATACATCATTTATGGTGTGGCTCTCGTAATCCTAATGGCGGTTCTCGCTTATTGGGTATTCACGAAGTATCGAGCGGCACGCCCGCAGCATAACAATAAAGCATAATCTTCCGAGGTTTCCTATCCCCACGCTCGCAGCAGACGGACGTGGGGATTATTGTGTCTAACTACTTGGTTTTCAGTGAAATAAATTTGCAAATTAGATAAACTTTTCTTGCTAAATACTTGCATATATGATAACTTTTGATTATCTTTGCATTAGCAAATAAGATAAAAAAGGTATCACTTAAAACTCTAAACATTATGAAAAGTTTAGCATCATTCAAGAGCTTGGCAACCCGACTGAAGAAGCAGGTTGCAGCAGCAACAGAACTCGTAAACGAGTGTGAGTTTCAGTTCAACGGAAACCCTTGCAAGCTGACCATTTCAGCGCTCAATAAGGCTGGCCGCAAGTTGGAGGAACTGGAAGTAAAGTTGGAGAACACCAACGAAATGATTAACCACTACGACTTCTATGTCCGTTGCTATGAGGAAGAACAGGAAGAAGCTGCAGCTCGTGAACTTTATATGTGCAGATAGTTATTCACTAATACAAGTATAATAAATGGAAAAGAAAATCATCCAAGCCTTGTTCGCAAACATTTGCGCCAAGGACGAACTCCGACCGATTATGAACGGAGTTCATTTCGAGAGTGAAAGATGTTACGCTTCAGATGGCCATGTCCTCGTTATTTATGAAGAAGGAAAGCCGGAGCTTGACGGAAAAACAATGTCGCCTGCAGGTGAGATAATTGACGGCAGATATCCCAATGTGGATAGCGTGTTCCCCAAGGCTGACAACTATGGAACTAAGCTGAACATTGACATTCTTCAGCTTCGAAACGCTTGCCAGTGGCAGACACGTCAGGAAGGCGCTAACGAGAATGATACAGTCGTTATCAATGGTGTCGGCTATAACATCAGAACGCTGATACGCATTTGCAATGTAATGCTTGCAAGCGGAAAGCCTCAGCACATCAAATTCTTCAACACAGACCCACAACGTGCTACGGTTATCATCGGCACAAAGATGAAAGGTTTGATAATGCCGATGGTGTATGAGGAAGCGAACATAGACTCAGAGCGTGAAGACGAGGGCTTTGTTGCTGTGTTCTCTTATGAGAACCTCATCAACGACTATGTTTTCAATAGTTGGAAGAAGCCGGAGAAGAAAGACGCTCTTTCATGGCTTGACTAACATTCACTGATTTTTCACATTTTAAAATATAAGATTATGCAAAGCAAGAACATCCAAGTTAAGAACATCCAAGTTTCGGACATCTGTCCGAGTGAGTTGAACCCTCGCAAGACCTTTGACCAGGAGTCATTGGCGGAGTTGGCACAGAACATCAAGAGTAACGGACTGGTACAGCCAATCACCATCCGTAAACGCCCAAAAGGCAGCGAGACAAAATACGAGATTGTCTGCGGTGAACGTCGTTATCGTGCCGTATGCCTCAATGGTGATGCAGAGATACAGTGTATCATCAAGGAGCTCGACGACAAGCAGGCTTTTGCTGCAATGATTATTGAGAACTTGCAGCGCAAGGATGTCGATCCGATAGAGGAAGCTGCTGCCATCGCCAAGTTATGGGACAACGGAGCAACAATGAAAGTTGCAGAGATAGCCAAGTTGCTTGGAAAATCGTCAAGCTATGTAGTTGGTCGCATCCAGCTCAACAACATCATCCCAGAGTTCATTCAGCTGATGCGTGACGGAACGCTGTATCTCGTCCACCTCCTCGACATCTGCAAGTTGACCGCAGAGCAGCAGAAGGTCTTGTTTGACGAGTGCTTCTCTCCTGCTTGCATCGCTCGATGGACACAGAAAATCCTTAAGTTGGAGATACTGCACGCTATGATTGACGAACATGTTATGAAGTTCCTCGATACAGCGAAGTTCGACATAAAGGACTGCTCATTCAGTTGCGGTCATGACTGTGAGGGTTGTCCTCTCAACACGAAAAACAAGCCAGAGTCGTTCAAGGATGCCAATCGTCCACGTTGTATGAGCTCGAAGTGCTTCACCACGAAGACTATGGAGTTCATTCTTCGCACCGCCAAGGAGTCGGGACTGACACTTGTGTACCAAGGCGAGGGTAACGAAGAATGGATAGAAGCAGCCAAGGCAGCAGGACTCACTCTCATCAATGCCGATGACAGGCAGTATGTAATGATGCCGGTGGAGCCCGACAAGTCCAAGTTCTCCGATGTGGAGTGTTATGAGAAGCGAATGAGAGCCTATCATCACGCCAAGGCTATCTTTGACAGCAATGTCGAGGACGGACTTGTAGAGCAAGTGTATGAGGTGTGCTTTGACGGGAAACTCAGTGGTGAATACAAGTGGACTTTCTCAGCCCCCGAGGATAACGAAACTCCCAAGGAGTCGCTAAGCAAGAAGGAGCAGATAGTCAAGCTCAAGGACTCCATTTTGAAATGTGACGAGCAGGAGCATGACGAGTTGATAGACGAAAAGCGCAAGATGCTCGCAGCCTCATCGTACTCAACCATGAATACGACACTTAGTGCGGAGGAGCAGAAGGTGTTCCATGCTATTATGATGAAACGCCTCCCATACGAGTTCAAGAAGAGCCTCGGCATCGAATGGGCGAATACGGAGGATGCGTTCAAGAAGAACGCCAAGCTCATCGAAGATAACCGCAATGCCATCAAGCGTGAGTTCATCCGTGCCACTCTCTCAGAAAAATCGGTGTGCTACTCACACGACCTCGCAGGAATGCTTATTGCACTGCTTGCAGACGGTTTCAGTGGCGTCGAGGAGTTGGAAGACAAGGTGTCATCCAAGTACGACAAGATGCGCCAGAACTACAAGGAGAAAATCGAGGAGCTGAAAGCTCCTAAAAAAGTCGAAACCCCAAGTGCTGACGAGTCGGCAGACGAAAAGTAAAATATAACCAAGTGGAGAGGTAGGGATATGCCACCTCTTCCACTTTTCAATATGCTGTATGAAACCAAAAGGAAACGGACTGGTAGAGCTTATTGACGACAGAACCAAAGACAACGGTTTCTTCTGTATGCGACTTGTGGCATTTCTGAACGAAGAAGCAAAGCCAGGGACAGAAGAATATAGAGTTCTTTGGGAGCAGCGTTTTACTGAAGCCAAACAAGGCGGTTGTGCCTACAAAACGAAATGTGGAATATACAAGCGGACGATGAGAAGTAAGAAATGTGTCCAGCTTGAATTGTTTTAATAGTAACGCAATGGAAATATTCAAAGGGAATTTGGGGACATACCATCCCCTTGCGCCAAACACGCACACAGATTTTACAAGACGCATACCATCACTGCCTCAAAAGCAGCTTGCTCGTGATGCGAAAATTACAAAGGCTATAGTAATGGCATACGATTTGCATAAAGACAATGAGAAGGTAAAGGAGATTTTCTTTAAGAAAGCCAAATTCTTGTCAAATCCTCGTTATTGGGAGGTGATGCGTACCGTGTGGATTGCTGTCGGCAGCACGGAAACGGCTCGTGAATTCGTGGCTTATATGAAATCGAACAGACCTTGCAAAGGCTGGTTTATGACACCCGAGGACGCCAAGACTCTCGATGGAATAAACTTCCCGATAATGGTGTATAGAGCCTTTGATAACGAGCCGGACCCTGGCATATCGTGGAGTATTGATAAGTCGTGGGTTGAAGCATATGCAAAGGCAAAGGGACGCAAGGTTAAGTCCCGACTGGTTGAGAGAAACGACATCTTCGCTTATGTCTCGAGACGACAGGAAAGCGAAATCATCATACTTCCTCCTGACGAGGAAGAACCCCAAGGCTCCGATGTTTAGAGGAGTTCTTATTTGCTAATCTTAGGAGGTGGTTCAGCGGAGCTGCCTCCTTTATTTTTCTTGCAAATAAGATAAACTTTTCTTGTTAAATACTTGCATATATGATAATAAATCACTATCTTTGTAATGCAAATAAGATAAATAAGTAATCACTTAAAATTCTAAACATTATGGCAAATAACAAGAACTATATAGTATTCTACAACGAATCAAAGGAAATTGTAGGTTACCGCGAACACCACTTCGACTGGGAAGAGGGAGATACAATTACTACCAATGGGGTCAAAACAACCATTTTTGCCATTTTCCGCGGTACGGAAAAGAACTTACGCGCAGCTTCGGATATGATAAAAACTATCAATCAATATATGCCGAAGTACAAGCAGGTATCTATATTGAATGAAGGGGTCAGGCTTACTGGCGATGTGTTTGACGATATGATTAATGTAATGATGAACAGTCATTTAGAGACCATTCAGACAAGAAAGCGTGTTTGGAAGAACTTTGATGCCATGCTCGACTTTGTAGAGCATGTGGTTAATGAGGTTATGGACTAAAAAACAAAAATATGACAAGTACAAGTATTCTTAAAGAAAAGGTGCAGAATGTTCGTAAGGAACTGCTTACCGACCTTTACATGGCGGTTCAGAACTCAAAGAACATGAAGATTAAATTCACCGAAACACAAGCTCCTCGCTTCTATTATGATGGAGCCTGGAGAGAAGTTGTTCAGTTGAGCATTGAGTTTATGAGCAACAAATCGGTGTCTTTCGGTTGGCATGATGAACGTTGTGCGGGCAAGGGGGTAAACGCCTATGTTTACTCTGCTCAGATTAGCACAGAAATGCTGCTCCAGTTCCACGAACTGGTATTCGGAGAATAACAACAATAATGCAAATAAGATATGACAGAATATGAGTTAGATAAGGCTTGCGAGCGCAATCCGGATTGTGGTTGCGACTGCGCTCACTGCACTTTGTTCGCAGCTTGGGTAAAAAGCGAATTAAATCACTAAGTAATTATCATAGTTATGACAGAAAAACAAAAATTAAGAATGGTTCTGCTGTTGCAGAATGAGTGTAATCTCGCTAAAGCTAAAGAGGCTTACGAGTTTGTAATCGGCAATGACGTTGAGGACGTTCCTGTGGCTACTGGTGCTGTTGGTGAACACAAATGCAATGTTCCCGATCCTCGAAAGGATGGCGTATATCTTCGCTATTCCGACGGCCACGAAGAATGGTTTGACGGCAAGAACAAGAAAGAAGATGTGATAGGCATCACAGTACACCTTGGAGAGCGTCATACCTGCATTGCAAAGTTCGATGTGGAAGATAATGACGAGGGCGACAACGAGTTTCCTCTGCTGAAAAATAACGACAGTGACACGGAGGAAGATAAAAAGGCTTTTATTACGAGCTATTTTGATGCTTACAACGACCTCGACGGAAAGAAGCATACGGAAAGTCTAATGCGCCGTGGCTGTAAAATTCCTCTTGCCGAAAACCAGTACATCCCTTCCCAAGGAGAATGGCTGCTCGTATTGATGTTCTTCAAGAAGGTGCAAGAAGCCCTTAAGTATGCGTGTGGAGAAATGTTAAAAGATGATTGGTACTGGTCAAGTACCGAGTACTCGTCGAACTGCGCGTGGTACGTGGTCGTTAGTAGCGGTAGCATCTACGGCTACGGCAACAAGACCTACGCGGGCAGGGTTCGTCCTTGTCTGAGTTGTGAAGCAATTTAGACTCTTTAACTCTTTGCCCCTTTGACTCTTTCTTCTGAAGGATGGGTCAAAGGGGCATCATCCATAGTTTGTAGACACTTTCGAACAGCAATCTATACGACTTAACAGGTAGGGGAAAAACTTGCATATTTGATAAAAATAATTGCTTAATAATTTGCATATATGATAACTTATCACTGTCTTTGTAATAGCAAATAAGATAAGTAATCACTTAAAACTCTAAGCATATGTTACAGCAAGAATTTGAAGCACGCGTAAAGGTGCAGGTTCCCTATAAGGAGTATGAATCAATTAACGAGGTTTACAACAATTCAGACCTTGACAAGGACGAGTTCTGCAAGATGTGGGTCAGAATGAATAGTGAGCGTGTAAACCGAGCTATTGCGGAAGAGAAAGAACGTCAGCGTTTGGCTGCTCTGAAGGATAAGGCTTGGGACATCATCATCCTTCACCGCTATAACTACAAAGCTCTACAGAAGCCTGCTTCAGAAGTTCTCACTCTTCGCCAGAAGAACTTTTGCGAGAGCGTAGGTGTTAAAGTCAAAGATGTCGAAGAATACCCATACCTTTCAACCACACTTTCAACAGTAGTGTTCAAGTTACAGAAGTTTGTAGGTATAGCATAAATTGAAGAATTATGAAGGAAATTCAAGAAATGTCAGAATTTGAATTGCGAGAGGTTATTAAGAATTTGAAAGCAAACCTTGCAAAGCTAAGATGGTTACGTCAATTAGGATATGCTGGAGATGGTGAGCCTATAAGTGTGACAATTAAGAATAGAGTTGCCTACCGAAAGAAGTGTGAAGCACAACTGAAAGAGATTAGGCAGGTAAATAACCGCAAAGATATATAGTTTAGTTTTTTAAGTGAAAAGGTGTTTTAGGATAACACCAGGATGATGCGTCCTTAGAGGCTGCGGTTGAACCGACATCATCCACACTGCAGGTCGGTACTGATTTTTGGTTAGAAGTTCCTTTTGAGCCACCCGACGTTAATAAAAGCGACTGAAAACGGAAATCGGCGAGATAACGCCATAAAATCGGGATGTCGGAAAACCCACACCGATAGGCAAGAAGGTTAAGCCTAAATCCTTTGGGTTGTCGGACATCCCTTATCACCGAATAGACAGAGCTGGAATGTCGAAAAATACAGCCGCAAGTGTCAAGGCGTAAGCGACACAGGACAGAGGGCGATGCGGCAGCCAGATGGTACCGAGTGCTGCATGGATTCGTGAGAGGTTCGACTCCTTTCCCCTCTACAATATCTTTTTAAAAACAATAATTATGGAATTAGATTTATTCGACATCCTCAGCAAGAAAGAGGAAGGCACAAGGCTTTACTCTCCTATATGTGGTGATTTGCTACTGCATAATGTATCGCTAAATGGTGTGTTCTGTAAACAGCCAGGCGTGAAGACCGAAAAGAACTTTGTGTTCATGTCTGACGGACACCTCAAAAACTATGGAGAATGGGCCGATCGTGGAGAGTGTTTATTATTCCCAAACAAAGAAATGCGTGATTGGGAGAAGTATTGCTGGAAACGTGGCGATGTTGTTATAAATGTTGGTGGTGGTATTACAGCCATCTTTGACGGATGGGAGAATGATTCTTTCACCAAGTTCAACACAGTATACTCCTATGAGGCGCAAGATTCCAGCTATAATGAGGATGTCATTTATAACACCGCCGATTTCAGAAAGGAGAACGATGGAGGAAGGGCACGTTTCATAGCTAATTTGGAAAAAGAGTTCAATGGCAAGTTCAATCCTGACACATTGGAGGTCGAAGAAAAGTCTATGTTTAAGAACGGAGACTTTGTGTATTCCGAATGGGCAGAAACCGATGCTGACGGCAAAGTGACTAAGCGCTGTTCTTGGGTAGGCATTTTTAAGAGCGGCTGCGAGAAATGCTATAAGTCGCATGCGGTTTATTTCCTTGAAAAAGGAATGTTAGATTTCGAAGATACTTATGCCGACGCGCAAAAAACAAGCCGTTTAGCAACTGACTTGGAGAAAGCCAAATTACTTTCCAATCTTGAAAGAAATGGAAAGAAATGGAATGCTGACAAACTTTGCTTGGAGGATATTCCTGCAGAACTTAACTTTAACCCATTCGACAAAATTCTTGGCAGAGCAGGCGACGACGACAAATGGAGAGCTGATTTCTTCTCACATATCTCTGACTGTTTGGGTAAAGACAAATTACTATATGTCGGCTTTAATGACAGTTACCACCAGTGCGTACCTTACTCAGGTAATGAGTACTTGCTTAATACTGAACTATTTTGTGAGAAGGGAGGTAAATGATGAAAGAAACAACTCTTACAATAAAAATCAAAGTGTCAGACGACAACAATCACGTTGAAATAGTTGATCCGTCTACATCAGAACCTATATGTGCACTTATCTTGATGGGCATTTTCAAAAGTATGAGAGATTTTGCAATTAAGTGGAACGAAGAGCACAAAAAGCAAAGGAGGCAAACAATGACATATAAGGAGTATATGCAGTTGAAGCTTGACAAATGTCCTGCTAATAAAGCTGTAGAGGAAATAAGGAAGTGGACCAAAGCTAATGATGGACGCTCATCCATTGTCGTACTAATGGATAAAGCGCAAAGCTATACAAGAGGTACTATTTCCGGTAATAATCCAGTCGCTTGTCTTGCTCTTGAAATGAAGACAGACGAGAATTTCCGAGAGCTTATCTACAATGCTGTATCGCTTTACGAAAGAACAAAGAACGACGTACAAAAAATCAAATCAGAATAGACTATGAAAGGAATTGATAAATTGATAGCTGCGGTCAAGGAAGATTGTGCTAACGGGCAGGGTTGTTTCAATCCTGATGGTTGTAATCAAGAGTTATATCGTCATGAAGACGAGACCGATCCTAAATTAATCGAGCGTGGAATAAAGAAACGTTGCGTAAGAATCTCTAAATGCAACCACAAGTATTGTGACAAATTCAAGTGGGCCCTTGATAGGGCAGACCAATACGCCAAAATGCTCGGTGTTACTCGTGACGAAGTGCTCGACGCATGGGAAACAAGTCGTAATTATTGGTATATGAACTATTACCAAGAGTGCAACCAGCCGTCTCTCAAAGGAAGCCACAAGGTTGTTAAGGTTGAAGACTGGCTACAAGAACTAAGAGAACGCTTCGGTCCCAATTCGGATGATTGGAAATTTGTCTGTCCGTCCTGTGGTCATGTGCAATCGATGGCAGATTTTAAGGCTGTTGGCCAAGATCCAAATCTTGCCTACCAATGTTGTATCGGTCGCTATACTGGTAGCGATGACCACAGTGGTAAGAATGGGTGCAAATATACAATTAACGGATTAATTGCGCTCAACACGTTAACGGTAGTAAGTAGAGAGTTTATACCAACTAAAGTCTTTGATATGGCGAAGAAATGAAAGAATTCGTAATTTATATTGCAGCAGTTTCCTCTCCTGGCAGCTTTGGTGTTTACACTCTTGACTATGTTGAGGTGTTCGCTTCTGAAGGTGAGAGAAGTGCTTGGCGTCACGAGAATTTTGCTCCTGATGCTGATGTGGATATTAAATATTATACCAAAACAATACAGTTATGAATATTCGTAAAATGAAGAAACAGCTGAAGCGTGATTTCCTTACGCTTCCTGTTATTAGATGTTATGACTCCGTTTCTGTACGAATTGAATATGACAAGACGACAAACACTTCAAAGATAGATGTCACCATCCTTTCGGATGGACGACGCAGTAAAGTGCATTTCTGTAAGTCGTACTTGAAAAGAATAATTGACATACGGAACTCGAAATAGACATTATGAAGATACTTACAAATAAGGAACAGCAGAAAGTATGCAACGCCATTGTGGCCAACACCATCATAGCGTTTAGCTTACTTGATTTGGAAGACCTCGACCCAAAGCGCACAATAGACTACACCGAACACCTTATTGGAAATGCTGTCGACTCGCTGTATTTGGTTGGCGGTATGAAAGCCGTGTTTGAAGGACAGAAAGAGATTTGTAATGTAATTTCAAGAAAGGGAAGGAGGAAAAATGATGGGTTATAAAGATTATAAGCGAATAATGCGCTGCATCGAAATTACAGACCATCGTTCAAAAATTGTCGATGTCAAAAACCTTAGAGTGTCACTATATATGTGTAAGCATATTAAAGATCCAAAAGGTCTGACACTCAAAGACCTCCGTGGTAGAAAAGAATATATTGGAAGAATATCTGTGCTCAAGGTCGATTATTCTGACAAAAAGGAGGAAGATGTATGAGAAAAGTCTTGTGTCTTGCTGTAAGTAAAAAGTGGTTTGACCTTATAGCATCAGGAGAAAAGCGTGAGGAGTATCGGGAGATAAAGCCATATTGGTTAAAGCGCTTATGCGACAAGTCTACTGGCGAATTTTCGTATTTGTACTCGGGAAATGGGAAATACGTCAATGTAACACTTGGCAATAATTTCAAATCCGAATACACCCATGTCCGTTTTGTGAATGGTTATGGAGCGAAGCGACCGCATCTACAATTTAAGATAGTTTCCATAACTATCGGCAAGCCTCAACGTGGCTTATGTCCGGACGAATTTCTTGACAAGGACTATTTTGTCATCAAGTTTAAGTAATATAATAAGGTGGATAAAGCAGCCAAAGCACCTCCACCTTATTATTATTCCATTCCTACATCCTTGTCGTGAGCTGTTGATAAAGCCTCAACTTGCAATTCTTCAAGTGTTTTATCGCTCGCTACGGCATCAAAGACCTTACGAACAGCAAGGTCTGCCATCTGCTGTGTTATATGAATGTAATAGCCGATAACCCTCCGTGATTGTGTTACGGTGTCACCGATGCAATATTCAATAATGCTGTCCTTGATGAACAGTTGGTTGGCGAGCTGTGCAAAAGTCTTTCTTGCAGAGTAGTAAATGAAGTCCGACTCAATGCCACATAGCTTTGCTACCCTTGGAAGACAGGAGTAAAGAATGCGTTGTAATGCTCCACAAGAGCGCTTGTGCCCTATGAACAGCTTTCCGTCTTTCGTCAGCCGATCAAGGATAGTCCTTGCTTCGGGCTGAATGGCAAACTCCGTATATGTGACACGTTTCTTTCTCGTTTCAGTCTTGATACGCTGGAACCTGACTTTGTTGTTGCGAAAGTCCTGTGCCATTATATCCTGGAGGTTCATGCCGCATAGGTAGAATGAAAGCATGAATATGTCACGAGCAGTCCCTATCTGTGTTCCTCGCTCTTTCGACAAGTCTATGTCGCGAACCTTTCGTAATTGCTCTAATGTGATGACACAGTTGCGTCTTGTCGGCTGCGGATCCTCATAGTCGGCATAAGGACTAACATCAAACTCCACAAATTTCTGACGTATGGCGTAGTTGATGACAGTGTGGATGTTCCGCATCTTTATAGAAATGGTGGTTTGTGACAAGCCTCTGTTCTCTTTCAAAAACAGCTCGAACCGATGCAGGTCGGCAGATGTGAGCAACTGCAGGAGGTAATCAGAGCCGAAAAACATTTCAAAGTAGGTGATTGCATCACGGTATAATCTGAATGTTCCTTCCTTGTAGGCGTTCTTCTTCATGATGAGAAACTTTTCACAAATATCGTGTATGCTTTTCGGTCCGGCATTGCCTTCTGCATCCTCGATGTACTGAACGAGCTGTGAGCAGGTGTAGTATTCCATATCCTCCGCCTTGTCGCAGATGGAGTATATCTTGGTCATCCGTATGCGCAGCTGTTGGTTAATATACGATGCGTTATTTACGCCGACCACCTGTCCGTTCACAATGTTGTCAGGAGAAGGTACAACGAAGCGTGTCACAAAGTAACGTGTCTGTCCCTTGTGAGAAATCGCGATGCGTATCTTATGTGTTCCGTCCGCCAGAACTTTAGCTGGCAGTATTACAACTCGTAGGTTCAT